GCCACGGAAACCGATCCACTGCTGCTTGAAATGCGGCACCAGATTCAGGACTCCAGGACTCCTGCAATCTCACGACTGGGAGATGCACAAACCACGTCACTTTATTTCAGCGACTCCAGTCCATGAAATCATGCACTTAGAAAAAAGATGATAAAAACTATTTGACGGGTCCGACATCCGACCCAATAGTCATCTCACGCCAGCAAAACAACTGAGCGGACCAAATACCAACATGAAGACCATCCAATCCAAATACCCAGGAAAGTGCAAGTGCTGCTCTGAGCCAATCGCGAAAGGTGAACTCATCGCATGGAGCAAGTCATCCGGTGCCCAACACCTCAAATGCGCTGGAATCCCTGCTCCAGAGAGTCCACAGGACGTCCGCGCAGCCTGCTGGGAGTGCGGAGACCCGAATGGCAAGTTCCGCCCATACGGTGCAGCCACGCCAGTCCGGTGCGACTCCTGTGAAGCCAAGGTCCAGGCAGTATCGAAAAAGCCAGAATACCAGTCCAATTACGCACGCTTCTCTTCCGGCGCTGAGTGGTATCAAAACAAGCGTGGTCGCTGCGAGGATGCCCCATGTTGCTCTTGCTGTAGTTAGGACTTTAATCTCAATTCATCCAAACCCAAAACAAAAAACCAATATGTATTGCCTTGAAGTCATCACCAGCATCAATAATCGAGCATCCGCTCGTCAACTCCAACCGAAGTCTCAATCCAGGGACTGCTCATTCCACATTGGGAAGAAGGGCATTGTTCTCCACAGCGCCCGCCACCGTGATACGATTTACATTCATGCGGAGAGCAAGATCTACTGCAAGACTGCCGGATATTTGCGTGCATTGACACGGTTGGGCAACCAGACGAAGATCAACGCCACAGTCGAAAAACTTTATTCCAAATACGCAGCATGAAAACAAACGGTCAAACATTCAAAGTCGGAGACGAGGTCCGTGTTAGCGGGCACGGATGGTGCGATGCAAGGGGCATCATCCAGCACCTCGACCAGTCGAGCTTCCGCGCTCTTGTTCTCAGGAATGGCGGCAATAGCCCAGCCTGGATTCCAGCAACATCGCTCACGCTAGTATAACCATCATGAAAGCTGAAGAACTCACACCAGGTCTGCACTACACGTTCCAGCCAATCACACGCGACAGGGAGCGTCTGCCAGTCATCAACACGTCATGCCAGGGGCGTGACATTGATTACCCGCACGACATCCTGGCAACCATCAGGATCTTCCCTGGTGACCTCGTCAAACTCGTTGAGATCAGGAGCGACAGGCACACGGTTCTGCTATCATATCCACGAGCCACAGGTCTGTGCATCACAGACGTCAATTCACTTCAACCAGCCGAACAACCAAACTCATCAATCGAATGAAATCCTACGACAGAAAAAGCGTTCTGATCCACGTCTATGACGCCACAGTGAACCCGCCATTCAAGCGCACCTATCGCCAATCGCACTACAGAAACTTCGTCAAGTCTGCGCCAGAGCAAATTGAAGACATTGGGAGCAACCTAACCAAAGACATATTCTCAGCAATCGCTCTTGCTGTGATCCTCCTCATCATCATCTTCATCGCATTCTCATTCTCATGAAACTACCTCCAGAACAATTCCGAATGGTGATCCAAACACCAGCAAGCAAAAAGGCCAAAGAGATCATCAGAAAGATCCAACTCTCAGTCCTTGAGCACTTCAAGGATCTTCCGCCAAACGCCAGCATCCTGAAGATCGAAGTGGTCCAGGCCGTATTCGTCGCAACTCCAATCAAGCCTAAGAAAAAGAAGTCATGAACACCTCAAACAAACGGGTCAAGATTGCCGAGTTCAAAGGATACAAAAACATCAACAAAATCAGTTGGCACGGTCAATTGCATGGAAGACTCGCCAGGATTCCAGATTACTTCTCTGACCTCAATGACATGTATCAGGCAGAGACATCAATCCCAGACTACACTTGGGCGCAGTATCGCGAGAACATCAGAATTGTCGTCCTTGGTGGTCCTCATGTGTTTACGCACCACCTCAGCAAGGTGGACATTCACGCCAAAGCCAGTCAAAAGGCTGAGGCGTTTGGCCGAACATTCAAACTCTGGTAACATGATCTATTACCCACAGAACTACGTTGATGCGCTCAAGAGTAAACTGCGTGATGCCGATGACCTCATTGAGCGATGCCGGAATGCCGCAGGACGCATCGAGATCGGTCTGTATGACGACATGCAATCACACCTCCACTTCTCGCCACCACCACCTCCGAGTGTGGATGAACTCATCACCAAAGCATCCATCGACTCAATGAGAAAAGAGATCAGTGAATTCAGGAGCATCAAGGAGGGTCCACATGATTACTGAATTCCAAGCAAAACCATCGAAGCGTCTCACATACGTAGAAAAAGCCAAGGCTGGACTCATCGAGAAAAAGAAACGAGCCCCAATCAAAGCCAGGAGCGCAAAGAAGTCTGAGTGGGAAAAGAAATACTTTGCCCAAGTCGAGCAGGACGCACGTCAGCAAACATGTTTCTCATGCAAGGCTTATGGCACCAAAGACTCATTTGATCGTCACCACACACACGGAAGATCCAAGGAGAACATCCTGGTCTACAAATACTGCTGCCGCGACTGCCACAACTGGATTCACGCAAACCCAAACGCAGCAAGAAAACTCGGACTGTTATCCTTCTAGCAATATGATTCACACATGGACAACAAGCGAAGCCATTGAGCTTTGTAGAAAGATTGAAGACGTAGCACCAATGCATGGTTGCCACGTTGGTCTAACAGGAGGTTTGCTTTACAAAGACGGACCACGAAAAGATTGCGACATCATCCTCTACCGCATCAGGCAGATCGAGACCATCGACTATGACGGTCTGTTCCAAACTCTCCAGGCAATCGGTATAACCAAATTGTCGGGATTCGGATTCTGCATCAAAGCAGAGTATGAGGGAAGGCGTATCGACTTCCTTCTACCTGAAGAAGAGGGCAATTACAATCCAGATGAAGACAACTTCTTTGGAGAACCACCAGAGGAGAACAACGAACCAGACGCATGGGATGCCATGTGGGACCAGAACTAGGAATAACAAACACCATGGCAAAGAAGCAAACAAAACTGGATGACGCATTGAAGCGTCGTGGACTGAATATGATGAACACAAGAGTCGGTACTTCAGGAACCGACAGGGACATCAGAAAGGAGCACAACAAGCAGTGCGGAATCAAGATACGACTCATGGCTGGAAGACGTGTCGACACAGGGCTGATGGGGCTGATGGATGAGGAAGAATGTAAATTCTGACAAAAACTATTTGACGGGTCGGAAGTCCGACCCCATACTCTCCTCACGCCAGACAAACCCCTGTGCGGACCAAATACCAATATGACCGCTACAATCACCAACGAAATCTCAGTGACACTCCACGAGCGTCCAGATGTGGGTAAAGACTTCCTCACGGTCCAGTGCCCAAACGGATGGAGTGATGTGAAAAGGTTCACTAATAAAGTCCTCAACTTCCAAGGTCGCCGCTTCACTTGGTGCTCCTGGAACTCTGACCGGAATGACTGCTGCTTCTCGGCTCCCCATGGTGGAAGTCAACCAGTCGCAACTTTGTCCTCAAAGTAACACAACCCAAAACCAAAACCAATATGCAAATCAGCCCATCCGCCCAGTCCCTCATCGACACCGTCAAGACCTGCAAAGGTCAATTCGTCCGTGTCGAATACAAAACCAACGTCAAACTCGCCGCCGCACACAAAGACGTCCAAGTCATCAAGCACGTCGAGGGCATCTTCCGCACCGGAATCGACTATGCCCACAAGGCATCAGTCCTGGCTGCAATCGCTTCAGGTGAGCGCGGCGAGGTCCAATCGCTCCCATGGGGTGAATGGGCAGTGTTTCCCTGGATAATCACCCACAAGGGCGCAGAATACGTCCGCCTCTATCCGGTCCAGTCGCAGCACTGCACAACCCGTTACGAGATCCTGAAGGACGGTGTCCCTCAGTCAGCAATCCTTGGCACCTCCATCAAGGAGCAGGTCTCGGAATACCTCACCCCAGCGGAAAAGGAAAAGTTGCTGAATCCGGACAGTGATCGCGCACCACTTGAGTGCATCACGAAGAAAATCGAGGACGTCAAAATCATCGGTTGCTGGCACAATGAAACCTCCCAGGAGATCATCGACGCTGAACAGGGCGAGTGGTAGCACTTGCAAAACCCGAAACAAACCACACATTCTCTGCCAATTGGCAAAGCCAAACAAACACCCACAACACCCATACGAACATGAACACACCACTCGGAGTCCAGGGCGAAGCCCATCAGAAACGTCGCGACCAGCAGGAGGCTGCATTCCGCCGCACATACGGCGCAGATACAGCATCCACGCCAGAGGCAAAGCGGAGCGCATCCCGTGCTGCCACCAGTCGCGCCAAATTCATCGAGAGCGCCAAGGCACGCATTGCCAAGGCTAACGATCTCCTGAAGGCATCTGGACGCACTCCAGCTTTCGCTTAACCAATTTCGTCAGAGAGGACAAGTGGCAAGTCGTCAGGCTCATATCCTGAAGATAGAGGGTTCGATCCCCTCCTCTGACCCCATTCACCACCAGGAGGACACCACCATGAAGTAGAATAACCAACACCACACCATCGACCCTCTTCCGGTTTCGGGGCACAATTGAAACCGGACTCAATCAATCAAACAGCAGCACTCAACATGGACCAGTCTCAAAAGAGAATCATAGAACTCACCGATGAAGAAATTGAAGATCTCAACGACGCAATTTCAGAGTGCGGAATCGAAGTCGAGTTCGGAGTTGATCGCGAAGATCCAGCCATTGCCTACCACATCAGTCCAGGCTCAACATTTAGGAACCGCATCAATCCAGACACGAGGATAGAAGACTGCTGGAAACTGGCTCGTGCATTTAGATAAAACCAGGAAGGAATAACCAATGATCATCAGGACCAACGACCAAGACTTTTCTCTCGGATGCCGTGTTGCCGTCAACGGGCACGGATGGGGTGGAGCACGAGGAACCATCACCGGACTCAACAGGGAGTCATACAAGGCACAGGTGACAGGCGAGGGCAGATGCGCCTGGATACCGCTCACGTCACTCATCCTCGTCATGGGCGAATGGAGTGAGGACCAGCAAGCGAAAGACCTCAAGCCACGGATACGACCAAGGTCATTCAAAAAGCCAACGCTCCAGGATTTCCAGATCAGTTCAGCAATCGAGATCCTGGACCCAAAGAACAAGGTGCGACTCTGCCTCACGGTGGCGAAGCTCAGGAAATTGTTTGGCATCAACCCAGACCCAAGGGGAACGATCAAAAAGAAAAGAGCGAATCTGACAAAAACTATTTGACGGGTCGGAAGTCCGACCCCATACTCTCCTCACGCCAGACAAAACCCCTGTGCGGACCAAATACCAATATGACCAGCATCACATTCCCAATCGACGAAGCTAATCGCCAGACTACCTATACCAAGGGTGCCAATGGCATCTGGAAGGGCGCAGAGCGTTACACACTCCAGGCAAACCAAATTGAATTCATCGAAGTCGATGAAGACCTGGCTGAGGCACTCGAAAAGATCCTGGCACGCGAAATAAAAAATCTTGCAGATTCGGGTCACAACCCAACATCGCTCGAAATCATCCTCCCAAACCCACGTCACTAATTTTCAGCCACCACACACGCCACACGAATATGAAATACTCATTCACAATCAGCCCTTCAAACGCCCCATCATTTATCCTCAATAGCGATGACCGCGACTTTAATGGAGCGATCGCCACGGCTAAAATGTTTCAGGATTGCTACCCAGATGCACGGGTCGAAATCAACCGTCATAGCTAATCAAAACCAGGGGCGCGACTGTAACGCGCAAATCCAACTCAATAACACAAACAACTACTATCATGATCTCAAGCATCAAATTCACATTCGGCATCGAGAAAGACAAGGACGGCAAATCCATCACGGCACCAACTCCTGAGAAGTCCATCCAGGTCATTCGTCGCGAGGTCGCCAAAATCTTTGGCGGATACACTGAGACTTCAGGTCACGGAGGATGGGTCAACACAGGCACTGATGAACTCGTCGAGGAGGCAAGCATCACGCTCGAAGTTGCAATCACATCACCCATTGCCAATATCGAGCACAAGGTCACTGACATCATCAACATCATCAAACTTCTGCTCAACCAGGAATGCGTCTTGGTCCAGCACATCTACGGAACCTCAGCAATCATCTAAATCATCATGAGCGATCAATCCACAACATGGGCAAACGACCCGCACACAGTCCAGCATGATGGACGCACCCAGACGGTGTATCCATGCGGCTGCAAGACAGCAGGATACGGTGACCACTCGTCACCAGCCAGGATCATCTTCTGTGGCACGCACGGCAAAGCGTTCAGCCTGCGTGACGCTCTTCGCAACGTTATCAACTCAGCCACACTCCTAACCAAAAGGGCGAAGGATTCAAATGCTGCCGCAGCAGTCCTACTCACATCTCTCGAAGTCGTCCCGAAATAACGCCATGAAAAAGTATCTCTACATCATTGGAAGAGTCAACCAAGTCACCCTGGAGGACCACAACCTGGTCAACTCGATCATCAAGAAAGTGACAGGGGCACCTCTGCCTGAATCGTTCAAGCAACTTGGACCAGGGTCACTCTCGTTTGAATCTCATTTCATCGAAGCTGAATCTCACGACGATGCTTATGCTATCGGTGGAAGAATCTTTGATAAAATCAAAGTTGATCCAGGTCTTTTGACTTGGAATGACTACGTTGTTGAACTGCCGAACGTCTCGGATCAGGAACGCGAGCAAATAACTATGAAAACACAACAGACCACCTCCGAGCCGTTGCCTGCATGCGATGCCTCTGTGTATCCGGCCCAAGACTCCGAAAGCCTCGGAGAGCACTACATCCGCCACATCTGCGCGATGACATCGGAGTCCCTACACGCGAAAAGCGACATCGCTCGCCAACTGGCAGCGAGAGACAAGATGCTCTCTGTGCTGTGGGCTGCATACGAGGACCGCAAAGCTCAATGGGGCAGTGACTACCTATGGATGAAGCACGAAGACGAGGACGCCATCGCAGAAGTGGAGGCGTTCATCGCGCAGACACAGAACGCAAAAGCTGTGCCGACCTCTGGGGCCGAAACCGGAGAAAACTCAACCGTCCAAAAATCATGATCGAAACCAGCCAAACACCGAAGTCCGACAGCCCGCCCCAGATGGTCGGCACCAGCGCCTTGTTAGCTGAGCGGCGTTGCCTCACACGACTTGTCAGCTGTGGCCTTGCGCTCTGCGAGGCCTTGGAGTCGGCGGGCATTCCGCTGACTGAGGATCAAGCTGAGTGCAAAGCATACATTGAGGCATGGTGGTCGGTGGACAACCCTCCACCTGGATACACTCCCGAGACATGGGCGGCAGTGGAACGAATGATTTCAGCTAACGCTGAGCTGAGGGACCGCTCTGGGAGCGGCACTCCGCCACACAATAAACCTTTCAAACTACCATGAAACTCCGAAACAAAGCCGTTAAGAGCGGTTCCTCTCCAGCGTCTTGTTCGCCTGTTGGTCGCGTGGAATGGCACGGCGCGAATCTCCACTCGAACATCGAAGGTGTGACCGTCCCGGCATGGATTCTGAGCGTCAACGGACGCCCGATCTTGCACGCGGTGGCACTCTCGGAAATCACGGAACCAGTGAGCGCGGAGGACCGAAAGATGATCGGGCAAGCACTCGCTGAATATCTGGCGAACGTCTAAACTCACACACGACTATGGCGAAATCAGAGATTGAAAACACGATGGACAGCAACGCCATAGGCGTTGTGGTGCAGTGCCGTTGTTCGGCTTGTGGCGGATGTGGGATGCTCCCCGGAACCGAACCCGATGATGACGTTATGAACACGCCATGCCCACAATGCAACCCGTGGGCTAAAGCAAAGACCTCGACTCATGAGCCAGCTATCGCTGTGCATAATGTATTCAGCGAGGCTATACCCGGCGCTTTTGGTGTCGGATTTCTGCGGCGTCTGATTGGTGAGCCGAACAAATAGATCATCGACGCAAAGCGTTCGATGCATCGCACGTTCGGGCGATTCGTGTCGCAATACCATATCAGGATATTAGCCTGAAATCTGCTTGATACCCAAGGAATGGACCATAGCTTTCTGAATGCCCAGCCCATTCAATCAAGCACGCAGAGGTTACAACCAACAGTCACGTCGCTACCAATCACCGATGGACACAACGTCATCGGGTCTTGGACCAGCAGCACGAGCAGAACGTGAGGCGTATCTTTCGGGTCGGACTTCCGACCCAGAAGAGCAGAGCAACGAAGGCGTCAGCAAAAGTGAGATCATCGCCCCAACACGAGTGACTCACTTTCGTGGACCCGATGGGAACCTCATCAAGATCAAGGCACCATCCGGCGACGGATACCTGCTCAAACATTCAGGCCAAAAGCATCCTGTTGACCCAAAGACAGGAGATCCTGTTCTAATCTCGGAAGATGGCACCACGTCGTCGATTTACGACAAGGCACCAACCATCAAGAAGGATGGTGTGATATACAGTGCCCCTCCAGGCTATCGCCAGAAAGCTATTGGCAAAGACCCAGACTGGAATCCGAACGCCCCATCGACAAAAGAGGAGCAGAAAGCTCAAGCAACGAAGGCGAAGGAAGATGCCAAGAACGCCAAAGCGGTCATCGACGACAACCTGGCGCGAGTCACCAACATCGTTTCTCAGATCGACGCAGACAACCAACTGAAGACCATTGCCACCAAGAAGGATGAGGCTATTGCCAAGGCGGAAGAAGACGAAGCATCCAAGGCAGTGACAGAGTCATCCGCAAAGCTCAAAGCATTGCAGTCAGACAAGGACTCAGGTGCCGTGGACCAACTGGCAGTCGATGCAGCATCAGCAGATCTCGAAGCCAAGAAGCAGGTTGCCAAGAAGCTCTCCGCAAACGCCTCAGCAATCTCAGCCAGGGGAATCGAGGAAGACTTCAAGCGTGCCACACAGAAAGTCGTGATGGGTCAGAACCTGGAGCAGGTAAAGCTGATGACGACTTCCCGTCGAGCAGCACTCACGATGCCGTCAGCCGCAAAGACGGCACCAGACGCAGAGAAACCAGCACCCAAACCATCGACCCCAGTCTCAGCACTCCCAGCCACTGGTCCGGTGAAGCAGGCTGAAGCAGTCGTCAAGGCACCGGACATCAAGAACCTGTCCCAACCACAGTCTGGCTTCAATTCGCCATTCCCTCACATCACAGGAGACAAGAAGGAAGGAGGCAGCGTATTCGACACACCTGAGCTTCCAGAACTCAACCTGCCAAGCTACGGAGAGGCACGTCATGGCAACATCAAGCCTGCATTCTTCCATGTAGCCAAGAACACGACCAACACGCACTTCATCGAAGACGGAACAGATGCGCCAGCCGACGAGTGGGGATTCAAGGAGCAGGGTGAGAACAAGACCACCAGACGCACGCCAGCACAGAAGGCGGCAGATGATGCCACACCAGCCTCCTGGTTGACTCCTGAGGCTACAGCAGCACGGGAGGCGGCAAAGGCGACTGGCACCGATATCATCCACACTGACGAGACGCTGAAGGTCACATTGCCCGAACTCGGAAAAGATGACAAAAAAGGTGGCGTGTGGGTGGATGGACAGCAGGTCGGCAATGTCGTCCACAATGATCTCGGACTGCCTGAGGTCATCCTGTCGCAGAAAGCGGGCGGCATGACGGCATCCCCATCGTATCGCAGTCAGAACCCGTTCAGCGGTGTGCCAGAGTATGCCGAACCATCAGCCCAGCAGATTGAGCAGGTCAAGGAAGCGGCAGACAAGAACCCGAACGGGCAAGATCCAGCCATGGTGTCGAGCACCATCGACAAGACCTGGAAGTCTCGCCGCATGGAGGAGGATGAATTCTCCGCCCTGGTGGAGAACTGGAAGGGCGCAGGAGAGTATGAGCGCCGGAAGCTCATGTCGGCAGGTGTCCTCAAGGAGATGGACAAGGAAATGCCAGATGCCCGCCTCCTGTACAAGCAGGGCGTCATCAGCCTACAGCAGGCCAGGACGCTCGATCAGGCAGTTTATGGGCGTAACCCCATCCTGCCCTCGCCGGATGCGTCCTACGAAGCCTGGAAGGCAGGAGACACCGACGCAGCAAAGCGTCTGAGGGAGTATGAGGCAGCACCAGCCGCAGACGTGACTGACAGAATGCTCGTCGCTGCCCGTGATGAACTTTTCACGGAATGGCGCAATGAGTACCGCAACCGTCACTCGGATCAGCCCGACTTCGATCCTCATGCATTCAATGCCGCCGCAGACAAGATCTCAGGAGGTCAAAGCACACTGGCACAACGATTCTGGTCTGGAGTCAGTGAGACGGGCAGCAATGTCACAGGCTCGATGCTCGGCATGGCTACCACAGTTGGTGCTGCTGGTCGCACAATCGGATTTATCCTCAATCAGGCAGCAGAAGATGCTGGAGTGTTCGAGGAAGGCACAGTGAAGCAAGAGTTCCTGGGAGACCCGCTCGACAAAGCTGACATCGCCAACGCAAAGTCCAAAATGATGGCAGGCGAGAAACTCACAAAGGAGGATCTCATCATTCTCTGGCAGGATGAGTTCGCCATGGGTCGCAAGGCTGCACCTAACGTACTCCAGGCAGTGTTCACGCCTGAGACGCTCAAACTCACAGTCGAGACTGGCATACAGCAAGCCAAGAACCTGTTCAGCGGATTGTGGATGGGTCGGGATTCCGACCCGCGCAAAACCAACATCACTGGTCCAGTCGCTCCAGGCATGGTTGCTGGTGGTGGATTCGGTGGTGGAGGCATGCGTGGATTCCAGACTGAAGCCGAGAAGAAGGCAGCGGTGGACAAATACATGTCTGAGCGCATGCTTCCTAGTTCACCAGTTGGTTATACCGTCGACGCACTCATTGATGCCATCGAGGATGAGAATCTCACCAAGGGCACCATCGACCAGTTCGCTGAACTGCTGAAGTCGAAGGCAGGCTCGATGCACAAGATCACCGAGGGTGAGACTGAGTCACTCGCTGCACTCAAGAAACTCAATCCGAAACTCACGGACGCTGAGATCAAGGCACACTACGATAACCAAAAGTCTGGCAAACTCTCGTACTACGACATCCGCAACAAGCAGGCACCTGTTGCTCAACTGATGGTGGCATATCACGAGACCAGAGATCCGGCTATCGCCATGCTCCTGCGTGAGGCATTCTACCAGACACCAGAAGGTCAGGACAACGTGGCAAAGGCAGCACGCTACGCATCAGTCAACGGCACCATCAAGAACTCGGATGCATACGCAGTCCTGGAAATGTCCGCTCGTGGCATCTCGGTCAACCCTGGTGAGTTCATGGTTGAGGCAGCAGGCGACATCGTTGGTTATGGTCTTCTTAAAGGTCTCACATCATCCCAGGTCGTGTTGAGAGCAGCAGGCAAGAGCGCCAAATTAGCGAAGAATGTTGGTCGTGCGGCAAACTCGGCTAACAAAATCATCGACTCAGTGATGAAGGGCATGGACGAACTCGGCACCATTGCCAAGCAGGCAGGCACAGTCCCAGGATCAACAGTCCGCAATGCAGCGGTCCAGACAGTCAAAGGTCTCGGTGTCGGCACAGTCACAGAAGGCATGGAAGGTGTCGGCTCAGGATTGCTAAATGAAGCCAGATCAACAGAGAAGATCTGGAATGACGCAGTCACGGAAGGCATGGGTGGTCTGTTCGCCTCATTCATCGGTGGGTCAGCAGCAATCGTGTCGAGCATCTTTGATGCAGCCAAACAGAAGGATGCTATCCGCAAAGGTGAACTCGGCTTCGTGAACTTTTGGAACAAGCAGAACCCACAGACTCCAATCGAACTCGACGACGTTCGCGGCATCATGTCGTTCATCAATCCGGCAGAGCGCCAGCAGAGCGACAAGGAGATCATGGAACTGTCCCAGAAGTACTTCGCGGAAAAGGACCAGGGAGTCGCAACGCCACAGACTGAAGCTGCATTCATCGAAGCCATTGGTCGTCGCAACAGAGCGATCCAGTTGGCATACGAAGCCCACACGGAACTCGGTGGAGTTGGAGATCAGAAGATGAAGGACTTCATCACTGCCTCCATGAAGGTGCTGACGGGTCAACCGCTCACTCAGCGTGACCAACTCGCCATGGAAGCAACAGATGCGTCAGGAGCACCACTTGCTGTCAAAGATGGGTCAGAGGTCACATGGACCAAAGAAGGTCTCGCTCAAGTAGCCCAGGCGACCCCTGGACTGCGTCAGACATACTTCCCTCGTGACGTCGAGCAGCAGGAAGCAGATCGTGCCGCCAAGAAGGCGCAGGCTGAAGCCCAGGCCAAGGCTGATGCTGAAGCCAAAGCCAAGCAAGATTCCGCCCCATCTCCGACATCAGGAGCGGAGGCAACAAGCCCGAATGGAGAAACAGGCAACTCGTCAGACGGCAAATCTGAAGGTGACGGTTCGATTCCGTCTTCGGGGTCTGCGCCAACAGTAGATGAAGCGGGAGGTCCAGGTTCAAGCCCTGGTTCTGGCACCACTCGAACAGAGGCAGACTTCGCCAACCCAGACGAGAACTACCGCATCGTCACTGGAGATGCTGCATTCGAGGACATCGTGAAGAGCGGACTTGTGAGAACGAATGGAAACAGCAAGGGTGGGGTCACACTTGCAGAGCGTCTCAAAGAGAGACCAACGGCATTCCCGTCCTTTGCGAAAGGTGCAGCAGCAATGCACTATGCCAGGCAGAACCCAAATCACTACATCATCACGACAACTGACCCATCGTTGCAACCGTCGAAATCCGGCAGGCACTCGAAGGGCAAGACGATGTTCCCAACGGACGCAGCGGGCAATCATCAAACTTCGTTAGACGCGAAGAACGTCGACGTGTGGAAGCATGTGGGTGAAGGCAAGTACGAGTTGGTCTACTCCAAAGGTCAGGTCGTAACGCCACAATCCAAAGCAAAGACTGAAGCAGCACCAGCACCAACTCAGTCGGCACTCGCTCATCCAGTCTTCAACGGCATCTCAGACAAAGCCAAGGCTCGTGAGTCTAACCTAAATTCACGAGGAGTTCAGACAGTCACTGTCACGAACGACAAAGAGGCAGCAGACTTCATCGGTGCCGCTCTAAAGAACAAGGGCAGGTCAGCACTTGTAACCATCAAGGACGGCAAGCCAGTCGTCGTGTTCATCTCTGACAACATCGCCAAGATCAAGAAGACACCAGAGTCCAGAGAAGCTCTCGTCAACGAAGAGATGCATCATGCCGCAGCACTTTTGGTTATTCAGGAAAACCAGGAACTGCTGAACAAGGCAGAGAGAGAGGCTCAAGGCATCAACGGTGAGTCGTTCTACAAAGGCTACTCCAAACTCTCAGCACGAGCCAAGGTGATCGAAGCAATGGCTGCATACGCAAATGGTCGCTGGACCCCAAAAGCCAGGTCTTCCATCCGTAAAATTGTCGATCTAATCGTTAGCAGCATCGTGAGGACCGGAGTCAGTCTTGCAGATGCCCGCCCTGCCGCAATCGTTGCATTGAAAAACCTGTCAGAGTCTGCAACTGAAATGCTTGACACCACTGTCGATGGAGCAACCACCACAACCAGCCCAACTCAAACACCAACCAATGAAAACGCCCCTACAACTCAAGCTGGAAATCCTCCTGGAACTGGTCAAACGGATTCCACTACCACAGACGACGTCAAACCAGACGAGCAGCAACCAGCCACAAACGCTGGGTCGGATGTCGGACCCGAATCTGGACCAGCAGATGAGCAGAGCAAGCGACCTGCACCAGAGTCTAAGAAAGCAGCACCACAGTGGACGATCAGGACCACCAGGGGCAGGACTCTGACAATACTAGCCGATCAGGCGAAGGATAAGCAGGAGGCAATCAACGCACTGGCACAGCAGACAGAGCGCGGAGAAATGCTGATGACGCAGACACTCACGCAACCTGATGAGTCTGGGTCTGACAAGACAGTCGTGCAGCAGGTCTACGAGGTCATCGCCAACCTCATCAAGGGCAAGCACAAGGATGACGCCAAGTTCTACGCTAGCCTGGGCACAATGATTGCCGTGGCACTGAAGAAGCACATGCCAACGCTCGAAGCGAGTTTCGACAAGATTGTGGTACTCGACACAGAGGTTGATGGTGGTGGCATGTATGTCCAGGGTAATACACTCTACATCGCTCCACGCACATTCATCAAGTCACTCGCAGCACTTCCAGCAAAGGACATGCAGGAGTTCGTGGACCGTGGATTCTTCCATGAATACCTCCACACAGTCATCGACACTGTCATGACACCAGCCGAGGCAGGAAAGTTCTGGCGTGGTCTCACGGAGCAAGCCCAGGACGAGTTCAGGGCTGCATACTCACAAGGCAAGACCGACGTGCTCGGATCAGATAGCCAGTGGGGCAATGAATATCTCAGGGCATACCTGGAGAACAGGCACGGCAAAGGCATATCTGAGGAGATGTTCCTGAACACCAAGTTCTTCCGCAGTGCCGTTGATCTCATCAAGAGAATCATTGCTCGCCTAACCAACATCATGGAGTCGATCTCTGATGAGGCGGACAAAGAGTGGATGGCAGAGAAGATCTCTGAGATCAACGCAGCATTCGTTGCATCACAGCAGAACATCACGAGCGGTGACGTCGATGCACAGAGGGCAGCAAAGGTTGCCAAAGCACGATCAAAGCCAATCGGTTCATCCAGCCTGGTGAAAGCGCACGTCAACGACAACTTCGGAGCAATGCTCAAAGAGATCGGAGTCGATCTTGTGCCGAGTTTCTCATCTGTCTCTGCCCACTACGTTGTGAGTGAAGGTGGCAAGCGTCGTGGTGGTTACATCGAGTACAACCCAATGGTCATGGCTGAATGGAGTCCTGGTCAGATCATCGACGCAATGCGCGAAGAAATGATCCATGCGCTCGAAGACAAGGCACTCATCGCTGAGATGATGAAGCAGGGTCACAAGATGACCGACAAATACATCCAGAGCGGACAGTATCACATTGACTTCTTCGATGGCATCTACGGCATGATGACGCCAGAGCAGATCAAGTATGTGAAGTCGATCTACACGAGCCACGGCAACCGGAAGTATGTCATCGGCTCAGAGTTCCGCCGCATGGTCATGCAGAAGGAGCACTACAATGGTCTGACTGAGCAAGCCATGGCTGGAAACAAGACACCAGCCAAACGCAATGCTGCACTCGAAGCAATCGCATCCCTCTTCTCAGCAGCAGTGTCCACGCTGAAGAAAATGATGTTCAAGAACACGCAGGCAGGCAAGCAGGCCAAGAAGGTCTATGATGTAGCCATTGCTGACTTGCGCCGGATCGACCCACGGGGTGAAGCGAAGGATCTTGGTTCCACCATTCAACCTATGGCTGCACCAGCATCAGGGAGCCCAGGAGTCCAAGATGTTCGCAATCAATTCCTGCGTACCAACACCCCAATCAAGTCCAAGCTCAATGAAGAGATCTCCAAGGAGATTGCAGACTACCATGACTCAGCCCCAGCAGGAATCGACCAAGCAACACGCGATTCGTACAATGCATTCAACCGTGAGACCAGGGAGCAATATGAAGCCTTGGTGAAAGCAGGTTATCGCATTGAGCCATGGGAAGGGAAAGGTGCTCCATACAAGGACAGTGCAGAAATGGTCGATGACGTTCGTAACAACAAAAGGTTATTCTACTTCAAGACAAGTGACGGACTCGGTGACAATGCAACACAAGAGGCAGAGGCTTATCCTCCGCTTGAGCAGTCCGGTATCGTCATAAACGGCAAGCCAATCATCTACAATGACCTGTTCAGGGCAGTTCACGACATATTCGGTCATGGATCAAACGGAAGGTCATTCTCCACACATGGAGAGTTCCAGGCATTCCAGGACCATGCCGCCATGTATTCCAAGGAAGCTATGCCAGCACTCGCTCTTGAGACTCTGGCATACAACGCATGGTTCAATGCTGGCAAGCATCTCCGTCGTGAGGATGGATCTCTCCCAGTGCAGGGCGACAAGGACTTCATTCCTCTCAGCAAACGTGGTTATGCTCCACGCAAGACGTACCTCTTCCCACAATCTCTTATCGACAAAGCGATAGGAACAAGAACAGAGGTCACTGGTTCCAAAGATTTGAGGGGAGATGGTCGCAGTTTTGCCAAGTTCTTCGCATCAGTCACACAGGGTGCTGAGGATAAGTTCAAGCCGACTGGAGACTACGTTCCAGCCATTGATCTCGACCCATCATCAAAGGCATTCCAGATCGCCAGATACAGATTCCGTGGAAACTTTGATGACCACATTGCAACATCCATCCCAGGCTACGATGAGGTCCAGGCAGTCGTTGGATCAGCTATCGTTAAGACGTTCGGAGATAGTGGTGCCGACATGCTCGACATCGGTTCTTCAGAAGGTGCCCTCAACAAGGCAATCACCGGACTCTCCAAAGGAAAGATCAAGACACTCGGCATTGACCCGAACACATCCATGGAACAGACCTTCAAATCGAAGGGTTCAGTTGAAGGTGCCGAATTCGATCTGTCTGCATTCGGGTCCAAGGAAGATGCTGGCAAGACAGCATGGACGGAAGACGATGGTACCGACGTCAAGTTCTTCGATCCGAAAGGACGCAAGTTCGATGTCGTCCATGAAGCGATGGTCTTCCAATTCATCTCCAATGCTCGCAACGCACAGGTGATGCGTGTGAAGGAACTGATGAAGCCAGAAGGCATTGCCATCTTCGAGCAGAAGTTCGGAGATCGCAAAGACGTGTTCGATGCCAACGAGAGCAAGAAGGATCTCGACTGGAAGTCACGTCACTACACCGTCGAGCAACTAAAGCAAAAGCGTGATGCTGTTCTCAATAGTGGTGGAGATCAGGTTGAGGGCATGACAGCTCTTCAGGTCGCCCATTGGGAGATGGAAGACGTCCTCAGGTCTAACTTCAAGCATGTCACTCAATTCTGGAGCAGTGGTAACTTCCGTGGCTATGTCGCATCAGACAGTGCCGACACACTCTCGAAGTTCACGAGCAACCTCCAGAGCACTGACTCAGAGTTTGCCACACAAGCCACACCACGAATCGTTCAACCGATGGCGGGTCCGATGTCAGACCCAGCAACACTGAGTGACTTCGACACAGCTGAAGGCATCAAGGAAATCATCAACAAGCCAGGGTGGGCAATCTTCACTGCCGAGAACCCCAACAAGAAGCGTGAGTCAGACCTCCGTAATGCCATCCTCAACCGTGGTCTGATGAAGTCTCTGCAATCTGACACATTGGACCACAAGCAGGTCGATGGTCACTATGGCTACCCAGAGAAACCATTCATCGTGATCGACCAGGGCATGTCCGTGCAGAAGGCGGCGGCATTGGCGCGGCAGTACGGCCAGGAGAGCGTTTTGACCACCGAGGGTCTCGTATATCCTGACGGGTCATACAACCCCGCTCAGGACGTCACGATCTTCGACAAGAAACCGGACGACAATTACACCATCGTCAAGACACCGACTGGAAACATCATCTTCTCGGTCAACATGGACTGGGACAACAAGATCCAGCCAATGGCGGCACCAGCAAGCCAGACAGCACCAGCCCTTGCTGAGATCGACAGGGTTCTTGACCTGAAAAAGAAGATGCCATCCGTCATCACGTCGAGGCTCGAAGGAGGAAAGGTCAGAACCATTGCTCAGATTTACCGCAAACTCATCAAGACGTCCATTCGTCCAGGCGGCAATGTGAACAACGCAGGAGACAGGATGCTCGAAGTCTTGAACCGTGCATCATTCGAGTTCCCGAAATTTGCTTCGTGGTATGAAAGCAGACTGAAGATGGCAATGAATATCTTCACTCAGCTTGACCCAGATTTGGTTAAACCCGACAATCGTGCAGCCCTGCTAATCACGCTTGCTGTATCAAGCAATGGCGCTGATGTGAACACGCAGACCGTGGATGCCTGGGAAGTCTACAAGCACTGGAAGAAGAGCGGGAAACTGGCTGGTGCAACCAAACGTGGATCGACCAGGGCAGAAGCGGTTGAGGAGCATCTCGCACTTGCAGACAAAATGGCTGAACATCTCGGTGGATTCAGCAACCTTGGTGACTTCCTCAACAAGACCGGAACAGTCAAAGAACTGCGAAATGAACTGCGGAAGATGCACCTCTGGGACAAGAAGGAAATCCTTGGCATCACCACTGGAGAACTCATCGACGAGATCGTCCCATTCTCTCTGATCTTTGGTCCAAAGCTGGGATCGTTCTTCAACAACATGTCCGGAGACTTCTCCACCATCACCATGGACAGGTGGTTCATGAGAACCATTGGAAGGATGATGGGCACACAGTTAGTTAGGGTCGACAAGGGCACGCTAACCAAAGCCTGGTCTCGGCTCAATGCTGCCCTGGCAGAGTATGACGGTGATCTATTCACCATCGCTGGAATTCCTCAGAAGGCAGATCTGCTCACCGTTGAGACTCTTGGTAAGCACTTCCAAAAGAAGGAAAACAGAGAGAACCTGTCACCAAAAGACGATGCAATTCGCCTTGCTGTGAACGGTCTGTTCAAGATCGCTGATGGATTCACTCTTGCTGAAGCCCCAAAGAATGGAACCCACCGTCGATGGATCAGAAAAGTCATGATCAATGCCATCGAAAAGTATAACCGGACGGCAAAGATTCCGCTTGTTCCAGCCGAGGCGCAGGCTTTACTATGGTACTATGAAAAGATCGTTCACCAACAGCACGGAAGCAGACAAAAAGATGACGCCCCAGACTACGGATCAGCAGCAAACAGACTCTACATCAAGGAGCGAGGACTTCCATCAAGCCTGTACGAGGATAGCGATGGAATTAAACCTCGATCCGGAGGAGGAAGAAGTGCAGCGTTTAGCGGCAATCAGTCTGTCGGCACGACGCAAGGGTCCGGTGACGGAACCAGTCGAGGAGATGTAGCAGAGATGCAGCCAATGGCTGCACCATCCAGCGGTATAACAAACGAGTCTGACGCTGAGTTTGTAGAAAGCGCAGTCGCTGAATGGCAGGAAGTCCAAGAGAAAGCACGTCTCGCCAGCATCGAGAAGAATACAATCAGGTCTGCTTGGAACCAAGCACTCAAGGATGCAGGTCCATGGTATAACAAAGAGAAGTCACCAGAACGCACGGCTAAGCTCGAAGCAGTGGATAGCGCACGCTCCGCCATGGATAAGAACGAGGAACTCGTTATGGCGCGACATGAACCAATCAAAGGTGTTTATCTAAGGTTTGGAAAGTTACCAGAAGGCGGCAGATCAACGAATGGCTACACAGGGCGCAAGGAGAATGGCATCAGCGTTTACAACGTCCGCTGGGAAGGCGGAAGATGGACAATCGTTGACGATGGCAGCGGTGGTGCTACTCAGGAGAGCATAATTGATGATGCTAACAGGTCGATCCTTCTGGTCACTGGAGACGATATTGACCAAGGATCTGACGAGGAACCAGTCCTCTCGAACATCCGTGTCCTGAAAGAACTGAATCCAAACGAGATTGTGCCAGCAAATTGGGATGCAGAATCATGGGACGAGCATCACGCCAGAGGATGGACCAACCAATACATGGCTGCACCAAAGCAGAACAACATCGTTGAGCCTGGATTCTACAGTCACCTCCAGAACGTCATCTCTGTGCAGTTGCCAGACACGCTTGCCACAAAGCCAGGGAAGACAGTGAAGGGCAGACCGATTGCTGAGAGGACTATCACTGGCAAGGACGGCAAAATCCTGAAGGTCATCAGAGCAGGCCAGGAACCCGACAAGGTGTATCCTGCACAAACCGTAGCCTCCCAGGTCAAGGAGATCATGGAGAAGGCGGAAGTCACGAGTGAGGAGATCAAGTGGTCAGGTATCATCCCATGGTTGTTCACCAAGGAATCAGTCACCAAGGAAGAGGTGCTGGACTACCTCAAGACAGAGGGCAGCACACGCTTCGTTGAACGGAAACTCACAGAGAGATCAAGATCGTTCAGAGACTACATGGACATCATCAATGATCGCATGAGTCTCGCTGGCAACTACAGCAAGTTCGAGGAGGACAAGAAGTTCATCGAAGAGCGTCTTGATACATGGATGTCAAAAGGAGATCCAGAGAGCATCAAGTACCTTCAAATGATCACCGACCTGGACATTGATGAGATCAATCCCCCTGGTGATGGTGAAATTGGATACCCGCAGGAAAAGCTGAGAACAATCGGTGGCAGAAACTACCGCGAAGTCATCGTCACCACATCCGGCCAAAGTGAAGTGACTCTGAAGAAGGGTCTCGAAATCAAGCAGATGGATTCAGGTAGATGGAACATCTGGGATTCATCCACAAAGGGTGATGGTCCAGGGTGGGTTCTCGCAGTCGGAAAAGAGACGAGAGATGCAGTCGTTGGTTACGCCAGAAGCGACGACATGCTTGCCGCTGAGAACCAGCAGCAATTTGCATCGAGTCACTATCCAGAAGTGCCAAACTACATTGCCCACATGCGAATCCAGGACATCGACGATGGACTCCTCATCGACGAACTTCAGAGCGACAGAGAGAAAGAGACCCGCAAAAAGGGATTGCTCGAAGAACAAGTCGCTGCCGACAAACGCAGAGTGGAGATCGAGAACAAAGGCATGTCCGCCACTCCGGAAGAGAAGAAGGAGTGGGCAGACATCATGAGCAAGCATAACGGAAAGTTGAGCGGAGTTCCAGACGCTCCATTCAGAAGATCCGCGCAATGGTCCATGCAACTATTCAAGCGTGCCCTCAGGGATGCTGTTGCTGACGGCAAGGGGTGGATTGGTTGGACATCAGGGGAAGTTCAGAACAAGAGATCCGGACTCGAAAACAGACTTTCAGAAGTGAAGATGACGAAGGCATTCGGTGGTCGTGACGGACGATACTACCTGACTGCCTACGACCACAACTTCAAGAGGGTCATCGACACAATCATAAAGCCTGAAGAGTTGCCTAACAAAATAGGCAATGAATTGGCTCAAAAGATGAACGCCATGGAATGGACCACTGGAAAGGTGGAGCAGGCTAATGGATCGGTCACTGAAGAGACGTTCAAGAAACTCAAAGGTCTTGACATTAAAGTCGGCGGCAAGGGAATGACCGACTTGTACGACAAGATCGTTCCAACTGAGGTCAACGAGTATTTGAAGCAGTGGGGAGTGAAAGCTGAGCCAAGTGAGATCACATCAACATCAGGAACAACTCTCAGTCACCGACTGAACATCCTCAACGTCTCAAACTTCAGCATCAAGAACAACATAAACGGCACTGGAAAGTTTGGAGTTTGGGACTTCAACCTCAGGAGGCTCGTCCTTGATGGAGTTGGAGAAGACGGTGGCAATCCAATATCATTCGACACCAAGAAGGATGCCGAAGATTGGATCGTGAACGGAGACAGAGAGAAGATCAAGATTTCAATCTGGAAGGTCAAGATCACGCCAGAGATGCGCGAGTCGATCAAAGACAAGGGGCAACCCCTATTCATGGCTGGACCTCGCCACGAGTCACCAGATGCAGCAGAATCGTTCCTGGAGCAGATGATGGGTGAACTCCCATCTGAAGCCGAACTCGAAGCCCTGCGCCAAATGGCACTGAGCCAGAAACCAGGAGAGAAGACCATCGGAGATCCAGACAAAGCGAACATCTCGAAGAACGAAAAGATCCGTGTCGAATACGAGGTCTCGCAACAGATCAGATCTGGTGACGTATCCCCAGAGAAAGTCCAGGACTGGATCGACCAGGGGCGCAAGATGGCACGCAACGAAGACGATGTCATGAATCAGGTCATGTCGTCCTACTTCGAGGGTGGAGGATTCGATTCTCCTGAACTCGTGTTTGCCTCAGCCATTGTCACCGCCAGGCAGTTCCGCAGAGCACTTCAGAGTGGAGATCCAGCACAGATGCGCGAAGCCCACGCCATGGCATACGCTGATGGCGCAGGACGCTCACAGACGGCACGAGCAATGCGGGCAATGGCAGACCCTCACAAGTCGCCACATGAGCGCAATATGGAGTACATCGCCAAACTCATCACGACTCCATCCATCAGAGAGAGGATCGAGATCGCAGCGGCACCTTCACCATTCGCCAAGCAGAAGCAGATTGCCAAGCTGAAGGCAAAGCTGGAGGAAGTGAAAGCACTTCTTGCTGAGAGTGAGAAATCACGGGTCCGAGGTAAGACCCACGATGATCTCATCAAGCAGACCAAGGCACTCTCTGAGGAGATCAAGACGCAGTCCGAAGAGAAGGACCGCAAGACCCTCATTGAAGAATACACCGAAGCTCGACACAAGTCCGTCATGGACGCTCTGGCTGCACAGGGCATCTCGGAAGAAGACATCTTCGTCACTCCAGAAGAGCGGGTAAATTCCCACGACTCTGTCCCAGTTCGCGAAGCTATGGGGATGCACCCACAGGAGCACCAGGATGCCATCAGATACATCATGCGCGGCTACAGTCATGCTGACGTTGCGGTGATGACTGGACTTCCAAGAGACGTCATCAACACCATCCATCAAGACTTCCGCCAGAAGTCGCTGAGAGGCACAATCGCCAAGTGGGTCAAGAGGGGCAACACACTGTTCGACACGATCCAGAGCGGCATCAAATACATCACTGGTCAGTCCATGGCTGCACCGATGCCGTACAACACTGCCATCAACAACAAACTCATCAACGCCGAAGTCGAGATCGAGCGGCAACTCAATGTCCTCTGCCCTACTGCCAAGCAGGTCAACAGTGGCAAGATGATTGTTGAGATTGTGGACACCAAGAAGAACGGACAGCAGGTCACAATCAAGGTGCCGTATTCCCCAACTGACTTCAGGGCTACATACAGAGTCGCCAGAGCAATCAGCATCTCTCAGTCATCGGCATACGACAAGATGTACGAATACTGGATCATGAACCTCCTGAGTGGTCCAGAAACAAACGTGGTGAACGTGATCGGCAACATCCTGAGTTCAGGCATTCACATCCTCGCGCAGAAACCACTTGAGACACTTTGGAACATCATCTTCCAAGACCCAAATTCTGCACAGATGGGAGAGTGGAAGCATATCATGCGCGGCATCATGCCAGGGATCAGGGATGCCTTTGCCATGGCTGCACTCGCGTTCGATTCTGAAGCAGATCCAATCGGTCACAGATACATGGATGAACCTCTTGAGATGACGTTCGATAAGGCGGGTCAACTCGATAAGGTTGGCAGGTACCGTGGACCATCCATCGCTGGAGCAAAGGGTCGCATCTTCAGACTTCCAGGAAGGTCACTCATGATGGTTGACTCATTCATGAAGGCACTCATGGGCAACATCGAAGTCGGCGCTCAGGCATACAGACTCGGCAAGCAAGCCCAAAAGGCAGGACTCATAGGCAAATCCGCCGCAGACATCGAGTCATTCATCAAGGCTGAGGTATCGACACCAGGATCGAAGTCCTGGGAACTGGCGATTGATGTTGCCACTGAACTTGCATTCCAAAGTGAGACATGGATGAGCGCAGTTGCTCGCGCATTCGCCCAACCGAACCTTGGTGCGGACCAATACCAGAAGAAGGCACTTGATGCGGCAGCAGCAGGGAACATCAAGAAGATGCACGACATGCGTCGGGCGGCAAACGCCATGATGTTCATCGAGCATGCAATGAGATTCATCTTCCCATTCGTTCGCACCCCAACGAACATTCTTCGCATCGGCATCAGGAAGTCGCCAATTGGAGCAATCAGCCTGGCAGCACACGTCATGACGGCGTTCGGGAAGGGCGCAACAAACATCAAGAACAAGAAGAGGTTCTGGGCAAACCAGGACCGTGCCACAATCGTGACACTCATGGCAGAGCAAACCCAGGCATGGCTCACATTCGCCACGGTGTTCTCGATGACTGAAGGTGACGACGATGATGACGACAAGAAACTGATCATTGTTGGAGGCAGACCATCCGGCACCACATCACCAGGGAGCCGCAATGAAGCCTACCGCAACTACGGTGGCACCTACATGATCATCTACCGTCACAACAACGGCAAAGAGACCCGTGTGCCATTCGGTAGATATGACCCAATTGCCACGGTGCTTGGCACCACAGTTGACTCAATCATTGAGATCAAGCGGATGCATAAGATGCGCTCACTTGGACTTGATGGCGGGAGTGCAATGAATGCCACCACAAACATCATTGGTAGCCTCATGAGTCAGACTGAAGACAAGTCGTTCTTCCAGGGATACTCAAACATGGTGAAGACGGTGGACTCACTCCGCAGAGCAGGAGACGCACCTTCAGATTTGGCTTATGGGTTCCTGAAGCAGATCATCTCTGGAGTTGTCCCGAATCTCCTCCGTCAACCACTCAGAAATGCAGACCCTCTTGTTAGGGACAGCAAAGATAAGGCAGAACTGCTTTACTCGGCACTGCCACTTGGAATCTGGGCTGGTCCAGTCGTTGACTACTATGGCAGAGAGGTTGAGAAGGGCGGAAGTCCCGTGTCTCGAATCTTTATTCGCGCAGGCAACAAAGCGACCACCAGAGAACCAGCAGAAGAGTGGATCACTGAGTGGAACAACCTGCACCCAGACGACAAGTTCCAGCCAACAGATCTTCGCGCCAACGACTACTGGGTCTACGGACCAAAGGGCGAACGCCGGATGATCACCGACAACTCGGTCAAGACCACATTCGAGAAAGCAGTTGGTCAGGAGATCCTCAGGATGCACAACAACTATGTGTCCGGACTGAAGAAATCCACGAGCGGCAAAATCATCAGCGGCAAAGACAACAATGTAGACCTCAAGAACAAGCTAACCAACTTGGCTTCAGAGGCTAAAAAGGCAGTAAGAACTCGGTTCCTTAAATCACCCTTTGCTTCGGCAAGAAACACCATAGACTAACAAGATGATCAAAGCACTCGCCATCACAAGCCTCGTCCTCACCGAGGATCAAGAAACGACACTCATTCGCGTAGCTGAGGACGGAGCAAAGCACGCACGCAGATCACAAGGTCTTACTGACACAGCAAAGCCAGGTGATGAACCGATTCCATACTCGTGGTTATGGTGGAGGTGGATTGCTGAACGGGCATACGACAACGACTTCTCATGGAGACCAGGACTTCCGCCGAGGGGAAAGATTGACCAGGGTGTTGAAGGCATGAAGGTGTTCACGAAGAGCAACCAATCCATGAACACGCCGCAGGATCACCTCAGGCAACTGAAGTCGAAGATCTCAGGTGCTCTCCTGAAGGATCACAGGTTCTTTGGTCACAAGGCGGAGGGTCCAGAGGATGCTGCTCATCCAGCCATTCCAGCCATTCAGCGCAGGCTTCGCCATAGGTCCAAGGTGTCAGGATTCAGAGACTCAATGGAGTCGTGCATCTTCAAGTCATTGCTTTGCGGCGAAAGCGTCTGCATACCATCATACAAGAAGGTCATCCGATACACGCCGATACAGAAGAAAGTCGCCATGGATGACAAGGGGTTCCCAATCATTTCAGCGGCGACAAAATCACTCGTCATGGAAGATGATGAATGGGTGCCAGGACCGGACGGAAGAGACGTTCTGAAGAAAGACCCCTCCATCAGTAAGAGCGCAGGATCTGAAGTGGCACTCTCGACAAGACCAGCAAAGATCCTCCAGCCAAGAGTGGTGAAGAGTGGCGCAGACTTCAACCTGGTCCACTACATGGATCTGATCGTCGATACACGATGGACCAGCCTCGATGAAGCGGATCTCATCGGCAATGAATTCTCGTGGACCTTTGACGAACTCAGGGCATTCCTCTCGAACTCAGGTCAGATCATTCCAGGCAACCTGGAAGAATACAAGACGAGTACTCAAACAGGCTCAGCATATCTTGATGCAAAATCACGAGCAAAACCATCTCGTGGAGAAGTCGACACAGACCTGAACACAGGGGCAGGGGCAGGATCAAGTTCCACGAGCCCAGAGATGCAGCCGCGCATTCGCATGAGGCAGTACTTCCTCAAAGCTGACATCCTGGGAGTGGGGGCACGGCAGAACATCTGGTGCATCATGGACGTCGAACTCAACCAACCAATCATCTACTCACTCGCTGAGGACGTGCTCGATGTTGATCCAGACCGTGGTCATCCATACCGAGTCATCAGGGCAATCGAGACATCTGACAGATGGTATGGAGTGTCACTCTACGAAACGATGTGGGACGACCTCAACACCATCGACTCCAGGCTCAACCAGATCTCCGTGGCATGCGCCTCAGCGGGCAATGCCGTATTCGTCAACAGCGCCATCATCAAGGACTACAAGAATAACAAACAGATTCGACTCAACTCATCGACACCAAACGAGGTCGAGAGGGGCGCTGATCCTCGTGAGGCAATCCACGTCGAGGAGATCACGCCGCAGATCAAAGAGCTTGAGGACAGTCTCAATCTTGCTTTGCAACGGGCTCAGTCAAAGTTCGGTCTATCCGGCGCAGGCCAGACTGTCACACAGGCACTGCCAGGAACAGAGACGGCAACTGGTCAGCAGATCCTTGAGGACAATGCCAACCAGCATGTCGAATCAATGATCAAGGAACTCGGCAAGGGCATCGACCAGTGCGTGTCTGACTTCATGAAGATTGAACTCGACAACATCGACACAGATGACCTCCTAGCTCAACTCGGTGAAGTGGATGCACAATTGGTCCTGGCATGGGTAGAGGAAAACAAAGCTCAATACACCAATGCGATTGAGGTCGTTTTGTCATCCATCTCAGACACGCAGACCCTGGCGAAGAACTCGCAGATCATCCAGATCCTGATGCAGTGGATGCAATGGCCCCCAGCATATCAAGCAATCCACAAGACCATCTTCATCAAGATGCTGAGAGACCTTGACTGCGAAGACCCAGAATCACTCCTGGTAACGACAAACGAAATCATGGCAGCAAGCCAACCACAACCACAGCAACCCAATGAGCAGCAACCTGGACAGCAAGCAGCAACCGACACCACCGCTACCAATCCCCCAGTGGAATGAGGAGCAGTTAGTTAGGGCAAAAGCAGCAGCAAAGCGCATCCTCATGGATGACGACATCATGCTCCTTCTCGTTGGGGAAGGATCAGACTTTGGTGATGCCACGTCGCTCATCGGCGGATACCAGAGAACTCTGATTTCAGAGTTGGTTAATCCATCAAGCAGGTATGACAAAAACCAGTGCTCTTCTGGGTGCGAAATACTGCATGTTTTCGTTGCACACATCAAAGGGTTAGCAGAGGGTTAATTATATGAAATCAGGATCTGATGCATTCGACGTCTCGGTAACAACAAATTGGGTCGCACTTCCGACCCGCAAAGCGGATCATGTGTCGATCAAAAACGACACTGGCGCTGATCTTCTCATCCGTAAAGCGGACAGGACAGCACCTGATGATCAACTCACAATACCAACCGGATCATCCGTTGGAATGCTAGTTCTAAGGTCATCCGCAGACATTGAAATCAAAGCCGATGTCGGAACTACGGGAGTCAAAATTGTAACCCAATGGTCACATGAGTAAGCAATTTACAAACGCATTCCCAGCAGGGTCTCCAGGAGGTGGTGGCGGAGGCGCAACAAACCTTGGCAGAACCCTTTCAGCAACGCAGGTTGTCGTCACCTCCGACACGGGAACAGATGCCACCATTCCAGCCGCAGACACGAGTAATGCAGGCGTGATGACCAAGGTGATGTTCGATAAACTCGCGACTATCGAGGAAAGCGCTGATGTCACAGACGCTGGGAATGTTGGATCAACCATCCACGGCGCAACTCCAAAGACGACTCCAGTCAATGCAGACACGATGCCGTTGATCGACTCCGCTGCGTCCAACGTCCTCAAGAAGGTCACCTGGGAAAAAATCAAGGAAACCCTCAAAGCCTACTTCGACACGCTCTACTCGACGTTCACCAATCCGATGTCCGCAAGCGGCGACATTATCTATGGCGGCACGGCAGGAGCGGGAACGCGACTAGCAAAAGGAACAAATGGTCAGGTTCTGACGCTGGCTTCAGGACTGCCGTCTTGGGCAACACCGAGTGCTGGTGGCACGATCTCCACCCCAAAAGTTTTCTATGTGGAGACGACAGCCAACGGAGGCAATGACGCCACTGGAGCGGTTGGAGATCCCTCGAAGCCATACGCTTCAGGCACGACCGCTTACGACGCAGGCAATGCAGCTTTTAGCCCATTTGTAATTAAGTTTGGAGCAGATAGCCATGTGATCGCGATCACTGCGGACATATCAGCGTATTTTAAGCAGGCTATCGGTGTTGGACAGGATTTAACCACCCTGTCCATTACTGGCACCCCCGCCTCTGGCCTCACTGGAACATCGGGATATAACACAACTCTAAACATCCAGAACTTAGACCTAACCATTACCGCTAACGGTGGTGCTGCAACCGATACGATGCAGGACGGTGGACAAGGGGGTCTTCATACGATTGAAGGCAGCAACAGTAAACTGAGCGTCTTTAGTGCAGGTGGTAGTTCCGCTGATAACAACGGTGGTGGCGGAGGCACAGTCAGACCATCAGGCCAAATTCGTGTCACTCAAATCAACCTATCTGGTGGTTCTGGTGGTGGTATGGGAGGTGCCAACGGTGCCAACGGAGCTATCGACTACGCTGATGGGTGCAATCTCGTCGCGTGTACTTACACAGGTGTCTCCAACTCCGGCACATGGGGACGATGCTCCTACACTGCTACCGACATCACGCCAACCACAGTTCTAGCTTGCGCGGCATACTAACATTATGACCTCTTCATTTACCTTCAAATGGCAACTCTCGCCAAAAGAATTTCTGCAACAGAAACTCACACCGGAGGAGGTGATTGCAATCGGCTTATCCACCTCGCCGCAAGTTGTTTACTGGCGGATGATCGGGTTAGGCGCAGATCGTGTCCGTGACGACTCGGTGGAGTTGTCACAAGGACTCGACTTGCTGATCCAAACTGGAATCCTCACGCCTGCTCGCAAAACTGAAATCCTAGCATAACAAATTCCATGGCAGTCGACGAAACGCTAAAAGCACTGGAGTTGCTCCTCAAGAAGCAGGAGAGAACACTTAGCCTAACAAGATGGGTTCTAATGACCGTTTGTGCTGGAGTCTTATTTATCGCCAGGACGGAGTGGACAGCAGCAGATCATGAGCGTAGAATTTCATCGACCGAAGTCTCCGAAAAGAAGACCTCGGAAAAAGTGTCAGTCATTTGGGGCAGATTGAATCTTGTCTCAAGGTCTGACGAAACAGACAACAACAAACCTCAAGCCCAATGAACGCCATTAACTACATCACATCCCACTGGAGCGACATCGTCGCTGCCGTTGGTGCCGTCGTCCTTGCAGCCAGACTGATCGTCAAGATCACTCCGACTCCACGAGACGACACTGCCCTGGAGAAGGTCGTCAACTTCTTCAAACATCTCGGACTCGTCGTCAAGTGACGCTCTTCGCCTCCATCCTTGAGTTCCTCCGTGCTGCCACTGCGGCAATGAAAGCACTCCCGATGCTTTTAGCGTGGAAGGTAAACTCAGAGGTGGAGGCGATAACCCAACAAATAATCAAACATGAAGCACTCAATACACCTACTGATTCTCGCATCGCTGATGAGTTGCGTATCGCGCTCCTCTATCGTCGCAGACTCCATGACGTTATACTCGCCAACCAGAATCCGACTGGGAGCAGGAACCCAGGTCCAAACGCTTGATGGATGCTACACGGCTCAGGTTGATGAGGTCTGGCATTCAGATGCTGAATATCAGCGCAGAGTAAGAGAGGCACTTCGCCCATGATTGCACTCATCCAAACGGCGATCAATTACACAAAGGTTGCAGCAGCACTTACGGCAGTCATCATCCTTGTTGTAATATCGGCAATCTCCTTCTGGTTATACCAACAATTCAAGCCCAACTCATGATCATCGCAGCAGCAGCAATAACCTGTAAGACGGTAGCTCAACTCATCTTCATCATCGTCGTGACGGCAGTCACTCTTGTGACGATTGCAAAAATTGAGTGATCAAATGCTTGACCAAAACCAAACTGGCATTTGATTCAGACCAATCACCCAAACCCATGACAAAGACCCAAATACGCAACATCCAGTTTATCATCTCAATCCTCGCAATCCTGGCGTTCTGGATTGGATACACAGTCGGCAGGACATGCAGAGTCAATATGTTCAACATCGAGCAGACCATGTCCGCAATCTCGGCAACAGCAGACTCGGCTATCCTGCACAAGAACCTTGGTGATGATGATTCATTATCCAGGGTGTCCGCTGAAGAGTCTGGTCGCAGGACGCTTGCCACCGAGAAGGAGTATTTCGTTCGCAAAGACGAAGAGTAAAAACACCGCCAACACCAACACCATGACAAAAGACCAAGCTATCATTGCCGCTAAAACATTCCGCAAAGATGCGGACGAACTGCTGCAACGCATGAAAGACCACGCCCGAAGCCTCAGTGCGTATGTTCGGACAAGCAGTGAATACGACAATCTTATTGATGGCAGCGAAGTCATCGCCAATCACGTCCTATCCATCCGAGATCTCGAATCATGCATCATGCGTCAAGGTATGGCTTTGAAATACATCGGCACCCCGAACCCGTATCCGAACTCGAAAGATCCAACAAGCACAGTCGTTGAGCCAACAGCAGACGGACTGAAGATGTAATCACGGGTCGGAAGTCCGACCCAATAACAACACACCCACAATACGACAATGAACATCCCAAAGGTAGTCATCATCGACCCAGGTCACGGTATGAGTAATCGAAAAGCAGGAGTCTACGATTCCGGCACAGAGAGCGCAGGAGTCCAGGAGGCAACAGTCGCCATGGACTATGCCAACACACTTCGCCAGATCCTCCTGGATCGAGGCATCAGGGTTGTCAGAACAAGGACTGACGCCAAAGACCCAGCACCAATTGGTCAGAGATCAGCAGTCGCAAAAAGGTTCCACGGTGACATCATGATCAGTCTCCATTGCAATGACTCTGGAACTGGCAAGGCAATGGGCACAGAGACGTTCTACCGTGGTTCAGCAAATGCAGCCATGGCGAAACGCCTCAACAACGCAGTCTGCATCTCACTAGGCACCAAGAGTCGCGGCATCAAGTTGGAGAGTCAGTCGCAGCACACCTCTCTTGCCGTCATGTCATTCCAGCCATGCTTCTTGATCGAGCTTGGCTTCATGGATAACAAGAGTGATCGTGATGCATTCCTTGACCCAGTGAAGCGCAAGGCGGCATGCACGGCAATTGCTGACGCTATCACCACTCCATGACCACGGAGGAGTTCAACTCATCGCAGCAGGTATGTCAAACAACAGGCAAGAAACCGAGACTCCAATACACTGGAATCCACGTCATTGCCTGTTGTCTTGACTGCCCATGCTCAATCCACGACGCAAACAGTCACTCAACAGAGAACATCATCAGAGCATGGACCCTTCTACACCCACAGTCCCAATCGTGTGCGGACACTGCCCTTCATACAACAAAGTTCAAAAGCGATGCCAACGAACTTTATCCGAGGTTCAAGCGCAATTAGCACCACCAGGATCATGCCCAATGAGAGTGGAAACAGGACAATCTTTGTCTGAGGCTTTTCATAGTGCTGTTGAATTTGGGCCGGATGAGCAAGCAATCCTGGGCGGCATCGTGATTCCAGTGTCAACCCCACGGCACTACGCAGGATCAGTCACTCCTTGGGATCTTGAGCGGTGCATGAAGACATCAGGCAACGTCTTTGTTGACGCCAGGAGAACCGACGCAATCGAGTACTGCTTCCGCATCAAAGAAGACCTCATTGGAGATCTCAAGAAGGCAAAGCACTGTATTGAAGAGGCTATCAAAGAACTCGAAAAGTAATGAGCATTCTATTTCCAACATCAAACGCCACCAGGGAAGAGAAGTATAAAAAAGCATGGCATGACCTTCTGGATATTCATGCAGATGCCGACACGAGAGCGCACTCCAAATGCTGGCTTACATACAGAGCGATTGATGGAGAGATAAAACTTGAAGATTGGGATAACAAAATAGATCGAGTCGTCATCCCGCGCTCTCTAAAAAATAGAGTCAGGTGGTGCTCATCAATCAATGCTTCGGCATTCTTCATGAATACACTTCACGGCAGAGTTGAATTGGCTGAGTTCAATAGGGCGGCGATGTGGGATCTTGGACCAATCGAGGAGCACCCAGACTCAATCAAGAACCACATCAGACTGGAGTCTATTCAGGCTGAGAGAATGCTATCCCAAGGCAGGCATCTTGAGGCTGGCGGAATAGCTTGGACAGCAATCGAAAGGTGGAAGTCAGTGATGGGTTCATTCGACTGGGTAGCCAACTCATTGCGATTCGTTGAGATGTTTTCCGAGATCCCTACGCTTCACCACTTGGTTATGACATACAGGGAATCTGGGGCATACGGATCAGGAATGATACACGACCTGGAATGGGCAAACAAACATATCACAAATCACATCAATACTCCGTGGGGAAGATGCATCCAGAAAGTTAAATCGAAATGATCGCTGTAACTATCGCAACACCAGATTACGCAAACCTCGCAAACGAGCAGGCGTTCCACTTCAGGAAGAACTCAGGACTGAAGACAACAGTTATGCTCATCGGAGACGGTCAGGATGGTTATGCCGCAAAGCTGGATCTGCCAAATGTGTTCAGGAGCACGAGGGTCGTTTTCTTTGATGCTGACTACCGACTGTTGAGACCAGTATCATTCGATGAGTTCGACGATTCTGAGGCTATTTATGGAGTCCATGATGGTGCCGCATACGACATCCATGCATTCCCAAATCCGGACTGCAAAAACCTAAGGATTCCAAAGTCAAAATACATCAACACTGGATTCTTCATCATCAACTTCACCAACTGGAGGCACAGGAAAGCATTCTCTATTGCAAGCCAACTTCTTGAGGACAGAAAGAATGGCACACTCAAGATCGACGATGTCACGGAGCAGAGCATGCTCAATGCAGGAATCATCAGGTCTGGATCAAAATTGATCCACATGCACCCAAGGTGGAACTTCTACCCATACTCGTTCCATCACGGATCAATCCCAGAAGTGCCAAGCAACATCATTGGTGTGCATGCGGCAGGAATCAGCGGAGTTCAGAACAAAGCGGACCACCTCAATGCCTACAGTCTTGTGTTTGGAGGCGAGTCGTATCCGAGAATCAAAGAAGCGACGAGATCGTACAATAAATGGAGGAACAAAAATGGAACAAGAAATAAATCCGCCTAACGAATTCCATGGAGAAAGTCGATCTCAAATCGAGCCCCCATCCACGGTAAACTTTGTGTCACCGAGATCACGCATTGGAGCACGATCAAAGATCTGGCACTTTGCAGCTATTCAGGACGACGTCGTGATTGGCTCAGATTGCTCAATAGGATCAAACGCAGAAATCTCACGAGGCACAAAAATGGGTGACAATGTTAGGATTGGTCATGGAACCATCACAGCGCCAAACATGATCATCGGAAATAATGTATTCATTGGTCCCAATGTTACATTCTGCGACGATAAATTTCCTCGTCCTGGAATGCCTTATATCGCCAACCCGCCAAGAGTTGGTGATGATGTATGCATCGGGGCAGGAGCGGTAATTCTGCCAGGAGTCGTAATTGGAGACAAGTCAACCATTGCGGCTGGCATGACTGTAACAAAGGATGTTGACAGGTGCTCGGTAGTGAGAAACGAACTAACCTTGATTGCAAGAGATGCTTGACCTCGCCACATCAGATCCATCGTTCGTCGTCGTCTGCCGCTCAGGCGGAGACTACAACATAAAGCACGCCGAGTGCTTGCGCCGACAGTTCTACGCTCACAATAGAGACGCTCGATTCAAGTTCTACTGCATCACCGATACGCCATCAGAAGACTGGCACGTTCCCATGAGGACAAAGTGGACCGGATGGTGGTCAGTTCTTGAGGCGTACAGATTCTGTGGTCCAACAATACTTGTTGGACTTGATACACTTATTTGCGACTCGCTGAAACCATTCACTGATTTAGCAATGTCGTGCGAACCCAACGCAATTTACGGAATTCACGACTTTCTCCGCCCAAAGTGGTCTGATGGTGTTTGCATCTGGAATGGAGACCATCGAGTAGTGGCTGAATGTTTCGATCAAGAGCGCAGCGTCCAAAGACCAGCCGATCATAAAACAATCTGGGGAGTCATGGATTTTTCTGCGACAGAGATGGTTAATTTAGGCATTGATCGGCGTTACTTGGATGACCTTATTCCAGGAATCAAAGCCCACTACGTTCCTGCGTCACACCCACTCCACGCAACCTCCAGGGAGGGCACAAGAATTGTATGTTGGGCAAGCCACCCAAGACCATGGATGTGCAAGACGTGGGCAGGAGATGAGTACCGCAGTTACATGAAATAAACATTTCCGCTTGCATGCCAAAAACCAGACCATAGCTTTTTATCACAATGGACGAAGAAATCATCTCAGCCGAAACTCCAGAACTCGAATCCAACGCATTGGATGGGAACGAGGGGTTCACTGACGCGCAGTTCCTTCAGTCTCTCAAAGACAAGGCGAACGGTGTCAAAGAGGTGAAGTCCGAAGACAACATCAGTGATGCAGATCTTGTCATCGGTCACGGTGAAGACTTCGACACTGATCTTGACGAAACGAAGGTCACAAAGCCTCAGGCAACTCAGAAGGTCGCTGAAGTGAAAGCTGAGTCGAAGACTGAGGAGAAATCCACCGAAGAAAATCCTGGGTCGGAATCCGGACCCAAGGAAGGTCGAGACAGGGCATACCTTGGTCATCTCGACCCACTCAAGGCCGAGACAATGAAGCTCGCTGCCGCATATCCAGCACTCTCGTTTGCGGACGCTGAAGTCATGGCTCGAAAAGCCCTTGGCATTGCTGAGTCTGAGGCAGATGACGGCACTGTCGCATACGAAGATCTCCCAGCATCCGCAAAGCTGGAAGTCGATCAGGCAGACCTGAAGGACATCGAGGACCAACTCATCGAGAAGGACCGTATTGGTCTTCGCGACGAAGAGTGGGAAGACCTCTCACGCAAGCGCAATGATCTGCATGCCAGCATTGCCATCAACCGACATGACGCTGCCCAGGAGCAGGCCAAGTCGAATGATTGGAACAAGAGTTTCGAGTCTGCTGAGGCTCAAATCATCCAGGAATTTCCGGACGTCGCCAATGTCGAGAGTGATCTCTACTACTTGGTCGATGCCAAAACCCGTCAACTTGTCGAACTCTCCAAGCAGGGGAGAGCGCCAGACTGGTATAATCCAACCGACCCAGCCGCGCTTCGGCGCATTGTGGTCGAGGCAAAGAGTCGCCTTGAAGGGACTCCACAAAAATCTGCGTTAGAGGCGAAGCCCAACGCGAACGGAGCAGAGCAACGGTCACAAACTACCGAGAAAATCGGTGGGGTGCCATCGTCAGCTAGCCTTAGCCAAGTAACGAACAGGAGTGCCGCAGGCATCATCCAGGAAGAAAGGGTTCAATTGGACCCAGACTCCAGCGATGCTGACTTCCTTGCATCCCTTTCTGGAATCATCCGTGGAAACAAAACCACAGGTGGAGCACCAGCAAGGAGTGAAGGAGTGCGACCATCCAGGTTCCACCTTGTCTAAAAAGAGACCCCACGAAGGGTTTCATACACGTCACTTTCTGACTCAGGGGGAAATCCCTGGACGAGTCAACACAATCTCGGTTCACCAACCGTAGACGTGCGAGTGCATGTTTGTGTGTGGGTGTTCCGCGCAACAACAACAACACCCACACACATAAAGGAACACCGATATGGCATACTCAGCAGTAAACAAACGGACCCTGGCAGAAATCATCGCCGCCGACTCCGCGAACTCGCAAGAGGTCGCATGGATGGCATCTGTGATCATGCAGAGTCGTCTCTACAACCCAATCGCCGGATGGTTCGGCGGGCTCGGTGGCGGCAAGCCCATCATTGAAGTCGCGGATTTCCGTCGACTTGCAGGTCAGGAAATCGTCGCCAAACGCAAGGCTGGCTTCGGTGCTCGTGGTCGTCAGGGCGATTCCGCTCGTGTCGGCTATGAAGAAAAAGTGAAGGACCGCTACTTCCGCGCCAAGGTCGGTGCGATGTGGCACGGTTCCTCGCAGTCCCGCATTGCCTCAGCGCAGACCGCTATGGGCAGCGAATGGGATAAAGACGTTCAGTCGCTCCTCTCCGAGTGGGCAGCAGCACGTCAACACATGGATGTGGAAGCTGAAATCTTCCGCGCTGCACGTCTCGAAGCAACGACTGATGGTGCTGCTCTCACGAGTGGTCGCAACATCGTTCGCCCGAATGCAGTTGGATCTGAAGACTCCCTCGGTTCTGCCGACGTCTTCTCCCTCTCGACCATCACTGATGTTCGAGACTCCCTGCTTGCCCTCAATGCGAAAGCACTGATGATCAGCAACGGTCCAAACAATCAGCGCATCCCACGCTACTACATCCAGGGCACTCAGTTCCTGTTTGCTGACCTGAACCGCAACAGCACGTTCAAGGAACTCGTCGCCATGGCCGAAAACCGTGGTCCTTCGCAGTCCCTCCTGGCTGGCGGCAAGCCAATCATCGACAACACCATTCTCAACGAGTGGATGATCGAAGCCAACGATTATGACGCCACCCAGGGTGCCCGTCTGATTCCGTTCGCAACCACTGGTGTCGCAATCCCCGCAAACCCAACAGCAACTGCTGCTGCCACCAACAATGGCTCCGCCACGATCCCGATCAATGCCCTTGGCTTTGTCCTGACGTTTGGTGGTTCTGCTGCTGCTGCCCTCAAGACGGATGTGGACTACGTCCAGAACTTCCACAACGCCCCATACGTCGGCTTTGAAGGCGAGAAGTTCACCACCCTAACTGAAGGCACTTCCCCAGAGAAGTACATTGCTGTCCGCGCCCGCAGCGGTGCCAATGCAGGCAAGTGGAGACTCTTCGCTTACAAGATGTGCGATGGCAACAAAATGGTGCTCACTCGTGCTCTCTCAGCCTCAGGAGGAACCAGCACAGACGCAACGGCAACCAACGGCATCAATCGCAGTTCCATCGCTGATATTGCGGTCAAGTCCGACGCTGCCCAGTGGGGTGTTGGTGGTCTCGCTGATACGACCAAGCTCACTGAGGCTGAAATTGCCATCGGTGCCGAAGTCTACCAGTGCAACGTCAAGGGAACCATCCTCAGCTATGGCTACGGCATCTCTGACGGGTTCATGATGTGCGGCTACGGATCTTTGGACGGCAAGACCGCTTTTGGTCGCCGCACTGAAGAGAAGCAGGAGCACGGCAAGGACATCGCCATCGGCATGGAAATGGTCTGGGGTTGCAAAGCGAACGAAGACACCAACGGCACCAAGAACGGTTTCGTTGTGGTTCAGGGAGCCTACACACCGCAGGGCTATTTCGACGCTATCGTCTAAGATTAGCGAAACACAAGGGGGTCGGACTTCCGACCCCCTTCATCCCATACCACATCCACATGAACACTGATTTCGACTATCTCCAAAACACGACCTCCGAATCACCAACCACAGGTGACAGCAGTTGGTTGCTCAAAGTCATCGACAGTGCATTCCCACAAGGACACCGTCGTCGCATCCGCCAGTTCTCCATCCTTCAGTTCCTCTTGTTCGTCTTCGGACTTACTCCAACGGGAATTGGCGGAACCATCAGTCAGGCATCATACGACACTCCAACATCTGCCACAGCAGTAACTCTGAACAAACTCAGAGGTCAGGTAACAACGGTTGCTCTAACAACTGCCGCTGCCGCTGAAGAGGAGTTCACCCTAACAAACAGCAAGATTGCCGCAACGGACATCATTGCCCTATCCACGACTTACGCTGGAGCAGGGACACCAATGCTTTCCGTCAAAGGCGTTGCTGCTGGATCTTGCAAGATCGTCATCACCAATGTTCACGCTACCAATGCGCTGAACGCCGCGATGGTGATCAACTTTGCAGTGATCAAAGGTGCTGCCGCATAATCAAAACCTGCTTGCAGGAACAATCTTTGCCCGTTAGGCTTCGTGTCATGAGAATCGCACTCTTCGCCACTTGGCCCAACGGGCAAAAAGTTTCTGTCGCAAACCTCCAAGGGAGGACAATCGGACACAGTCATTACTGTCCAATTCTAAAGCGTCAGGTCTTCAGGGTCACTGAGGCTAACAAAAAGGACGTGTTCTCCACGATCTTTGGCAGATCCAGATCACTGAACCCGTCGCTGCCAATGTTCATGCTCGAATTAGACACAGTGAATGCAAGGGGCGAACGAGATCTTCAGGTGCTCGACCTGGACAAAGAATTGCCAACCTCCACCGTCCAAAGTATCGAGAAAGACAAGCCAGTCGAAGCACCAAAAACCGAACCAATCGTTGAGAACTCCCACTCACTCGCAGTCGAGGAGGTCACACGAGACATCATTGCTATTCTCAAAGACTTCCCTGGTGTCTCAGCCGCATCACTCGCGAAGAACTTGGTCGCAGATGTGTCTTTCATCTTGGACTGCGCGAAGAAGTCTGACAAACTCGTCATCAAAGGCAAGGGCGCATCAGCCAAAATCTTCACCGCATAAAATACCATGGCATCCCAGGTAGCCTCAATTAAATCAGCAATCCTGGACGCATGCGGTCTGTCGGATATTACTGACGCAGACACGAACCAGCAGGCAACCATGCTTCGTGCAGTCAATGCTGCCATCCAGATCATCTCGACCTACTCTCCGTCATCCTGGCACCGAACCGATGAGTGGACTGGGTATCTGAGAAGTCCAACAGCAGCAGCACTGACTGGAATGGCACTGGGAGCAAAGACGTTCGCCTGGGCTTCACTCTCTTCAAACCTTTGGGCGCTCAACAACGCGATCATCATTGATGGAGACACTGCGATCAACCGACTCCAGCGTCGTGGTGTGTCAAGCACGCAACTCATGCTTCCATACCTTGGGTCAACGGCATCAAACAACGCCACGATCTACAACGACATCATCGAGACTCCTGATGACTTCATTCGCATGAAGGGTGATGTCGCGATCATCGGCAAAGAAAGACTGATCATCGCCGGATCGAATGATCAACTCGGACAGGGCGACCAGACTGTTGGTGACGTTATATTTGGTGAACCATCATACGTTAGGCTGGTGTCCAGATACAACTCATCCGGTGCCCGCAGACCACACTTGAAGCTCGACACGCTTCCGACATCAGCATCCAGGATTTACATCGAGTACTACGCAAGACCCCTGGATGTCGCGGCATTTGATGAAGACAGGCAAGACCTCGTTCCCATGGGATACGTTGACAGCATCCTCATTCCTGTTGTCATTCAGAAGTTGAGCGAGTTCAGCACATTGGTTTCCGATTCTCGAATCCCTGGAAACTCCGCCGCATACGCTGCCGCAATGCAGACCCTTGCTGACCTCGGTGACACAGAGGGATCAACTGCTCCAGGAAAACTCGTCAACGAACTATACTGAGATGATCAAGAGACTACCGATACCGAAAATTGGTCCAGTCGTCTCATTGACCGACTCAACCCAGCTTGGAAACAACCTCCTTGTCGGCAAGGGTATTATCCCTCGACCACTTGAGGCATTCAGCGGTCAACCGATTCTTGAGCGACTATGGCAACTCGGTGAGTCAGCAACCATCCACAACACGCTTCTAGGTGTAGCGCATCCATCAGGATCCGGATACCTCACATCGGCAGACAAGACAGTTGCCGTCAGGATCTACCAGCACGGCAAGAACATCCTCATGCTTTACGACATGACAGGGAGGAAGCTCAGAGGCTTGTTCTACATGGGCGATGACGGTACATACACCGGAGATGTGTCATTCACAGTTGGGGCAAACGGTGGTTCTCCATACTTCAACGCTCTTGCTGTTGGGCTCGACTCTGATGCCAGATGGTACGGAGAGATGAGTTACGGGGAACTCTTCATCCAAAACGGCGTTGACGTTCCTGTGTGCGTCCAGCTTGCCAGAACTAAGGCACCTGGCAAATGGAGGAAGCGAGGGACAAATGAAGTTCCAGGGGCGGCAGTAATCAGCGCAATCACTCCTGAGTCTTCAGAAAACGTCCAGGCGTTCAGGAACAACGGGACGACCCTGACATTCACCGCCAGCGCAGAAAACTTTCCAGGAGCATCAGGGAATGATAAGATCCAGGTGGTGATAAATGTTGGAGGATACGCAACACTAACATCGACAATTACTGGAGATGGAGTCGTTGGCATTCCGTATATCTACACCATCACAGCACCAACTGGAACGACACACGCTCAGATAGTGTCATTCGTGAACGGAGACACAAACGCAGTCCCAGTTCTCACCGCATCAACCACAGTCGGAGGAACAGCAATTTCTGCATGGACAATTGGTTATCTTGCTGATGGATCAGGGACTGGGACATCTGCTGGTCTAACAAGTGAAGTGATCACGGTTTATCTGAGATACTTTGATGCAGGGCATAACAACTGCGGATACGAGGGACCGTCGTCTCTTGTGTCAAATACCCTGGTGATTGATGCGGCATCAAACAAAGACATTCTGGTGCGAATCCCAGTGACTCAATCCGAAGTTGAAAGCGGCAGATTTGCCACACCAGGAAGCGGCATCAGGGTCTACAAGCAACACGGTGACGTTGACCCAGTGTGGAACCTGATGAACGACACACCAATCACTGCATCCCCAAAGGAAGCAATCGTGATCAAGGATGGGGCTGGAGATAGGCTTTGGTCTGCTAATAAAGTTTTAACCGGATGCTCGGTAAGTGGTCTGTCGGACATCTGGGAATCTCCAGCACCCCATACATTCTCAGATGGTGATGCAGTGTTCCTGTCTGCAACCATCGCGCCATTCACAGAATTCACTAAATACTACGCGACTCCACACAATGGCAGTGCTTATTTCTTCAAACTGTCTGCAACCCCAGGCGGAACTCCAATCGTATACCCTGGAGCAGTCACGTCGAGCGGGCACAGGGTGTCAAGATCTTGCGATCACGGGTGGAGCAACGGGGACATCATTAGATTCACAACAAATCCAAATGGGATCAGCTTGGCAACTGACTATATCGTCAGAGATGCCACATCCTATACGGTCAAGATCTCAGCCACAAGAGGTGCCGCCGCGATAGATCTTACGACCACAGACAGTCTAATCGGTGTTGCCCACGTTGATGCTGTTTATTTCGTCATCGGCTCACAGATTGAGCCTGGTGATTTAATGAGTGCTGACCAGAATAGACCACCAGCCCACAGGTACGCATCAATGGCTGGAAATAGCGTGTGGTGCGCTGGCGTGCCAAATGATGAATCGAGAGTCTACTCATCAAAGACACAGGCGTTTGACGAGGTTCACCCAGAGGGGGTATCCTTGACGGATTACGACACCATCGCAAAATCGTTTGGCACAGCATCCGATGCCGTCAGTGGATTGTATTCCGACAAGATCAGCCTGCATGTTCACTACAATGACGGAATCGTCATAGTCGATCCTGGTGACACAAACGTCCAGCACGAGCCACCAATTCAGGCGGGAATGGCAAATGGATCATGCTGCACAACAGGTCGAGGTAACAAGATTATGTTCCTGGCAAATGACCAGAACATCTACTCGTTCAACGGAGCAAGATACGGCACCAGGGCTGGAGAATCCCTAACCAACAACGCTATCGCGTACATCAGGTCATACGTTTCCGTAGATCAGATGGAGAGATCCACATACAAGTGCAATCTCTTGCATGACACGAAGACTCAAATGATCTTCTTCTGGATGCCAACAGACACTGGCATCATTGGCTTTGCGCTTGATGATACAAACGGAGGAGTCTACGGACCATACTATCAGCCATGCGCCCCAACTCATGTTTGCTCACTCGAAGGAGGTCGAGGGGTCTACATTCTCGGTGATGACACAGGGAACCTATTCGTGTGGAATACATCTACACAGTTGAATTCAGGCAGAGTGAACGATCTATCGTCGCAGGCTGCAATTACGCTCCACGACACATCAACACCTCTTCCAACGAGTCATGCTGGATACAACGCATCAACGATCACAGTTGGTGGCGTATCGAAGAAATTGTGGCGCTCAAACGAGAGCATCCTTGAGACAGGATTCATCGACTCATCCATCCTTGGTGGTGGAGGAAAACCGATAACATTCAGGGGTGTGGAATTCAGATCGGTGTCAGGATCAAGAGGGTATGTTGAGGCATCACTGATTGGTCTTGACGGCAGGACAGTCACCGTCGATTACGGAGAGATTGGTGGAAAGGATCGCCAGAGACCACATCGTGTGTCCATGTCAATCCGTGACACCGCTGCAAAAATCAAACTGAAGATAACATCTGGGGATAACCTTCAGTGTATCATAAGGGATCTGACCCTCCTTTACGAATAACAAACGGGTCCGACATCCGACCCAATGAATGACCCCTTAGTGATAATTGAACTCGGTCACTGCGACTGGGTTCCACTGACCCCAAGAAACGTCACCGACAGGAAGACGATAAAAAGCCTCATGGACAGGTCTCTTGATTCAGCGCGGATTGTCTTCAATGCATCAAGCATGACTTGGATGGATGAGGCATTCTGGGTCCACTACGTCAGATGGTGTATATCGAAGGTGGTGGTCGAGGATGGGGATGGTGAAACCACAATTTACTACGTCGATAAAATGACAAACAAAGCACTTGCCAGAATCGAATTTAGCAGGACAGGTCCACTGACCCAGGCGGCAACTGTCTGGGAACCAAGAACAAAACCAACGAACTAACAGATACCATGAGAACACCAACACCCCTATCAAGCATCACTCAACTTGGAGTCGGATGCCAAATTGCAGCCACTCGCTTCATCATCCGGAGCATCGTCAAGACGTTCAATTCTAAACCTGACAGTCCAAAGGTGTGGCATGCCCATATTTGCTCCGTCGAGGACAATGGATTCCGTTGTGAAGTCAAATTCTGGAATCGTGACATTGGCGAGATCAAGAACCTCATCGGTCATCAGATCGAAGTTGAAGCCTCGGAATCCAAAGGCAAGGTCCGTGGTCTTGAGATCACGGAAGACAACCGTCAGAACATCCAACTCTCCATCAGTGAGAACTGCTCAATCTCGTGGATCGACGGAGGTCAAAATCAGGCACCACGTCAGCAGCAACCGCAGCAGCAACCGCAGCAGCAACCGCAGCAGCAACGCCACCCATCGGGAAATCAGGGAGGGTATCAGCAGCAGGCACCTCGCCACCAGCAGTCGCAGCAGGGCTCACAGGGTTCACGCAGTCAACCACCAAAGACCATTCTTGGAATCACTGTCGGCATGGCAATCAAGGAGGCTTGCACATTCATCAGCAACTCCACACCTCCGGAAGATCTGGCTGAATTCCTCAACACCCCTGAGTTCAGCCGAGACCTCCACCGGATCGCCAGTGACATCATCCGCATCAGTCAACTGCTTGAGTCGAATCAACTTGCTGATCGTGTGAAGGATCGCGTCCAAAACCAGGCACCTCGTCAACAGCAGCAGGACCGCAGCGCACCACCGCAGCGCACCCCAGATCGAGCACCACCTCCAACTCAGGATGAAGGCAATCAGGATTTTGGTGAAGGTCCAATCACCGACCTTGCGGATTCCGACGATATACCGTTCTAAAATGGAACTTTTTAGGTTGCAACAGTTCTCGCGCCGAGCTACCTATCCAACCATGAAAACTTGCTTCAAATGCCACACGGAAAAACCGCTGTCCGAGTTCTATGCCCACAAGCAGATGTTGGACGGACACCTGAACAAATGCAAAACCTGCGCCAAGGCAGATGTCGCGGAAAGAGAGAACAGACTCAAATCAACAAACCTGGATTGGTATGAATCTGAACTTGAGAGGCACCGCATCAAGGCCGCAAGGCATAGGGCAGCAGGTGGAGGCAAGAACTCTGGACATGTCCGCTCTAACTGGCGCAAAAGAAACCCCGAAAAAAGTTCAGCTCACAAGAAAGTGTCCATCGCCATAGCGAACGGCAAGATCCAAAAAGCTCCATGCGAAGTGTGCGGGAATACAGAATCTCAAGCCCACCACGACGACTACAGCAAGCCACTCGATGTACGCTGGTTGTGTGCAGAGAACCACTCCGAACACCACAGAGAAGTAAACAGACAACGCAGGCTCAAGAGATTCCAAGAAAACGCAGCGAAATAACAAAAAGTCCCGTTAGCTTAATGGATAGAGTAGAGGGATTCTACCCCTCTGATGGGGGTTCGATTCCCTCACGGGATACCATCAAATCAAAATCAAACATCAAATCCAAATATTATGATCAAAAAAATCACATCCAATATCAGGTCCATTCAACGCGACCTTGAATTCAGCAAACCAGTCACCGTCATTGTTGGTCCAAACAGATCCGGCAAGACATCCATCCTGGACGCAATCACTCTTATCATTGCGGGATTCATTCCTCGTCTTGGCAAGATCAACGCCAAACTCGCGCCGATCATCGGCTGGAACGGTTCAGCCTCGATAACAGCAACCCTGGATAACGACAAGCAGTCGGCATTCCGCCTGATGGGCAACGAGGCTGATGGGTTCAGTAAAAAACAGTCTTTGGACCAGGACCACATCAGCAAGTCATGCTTTGATGCTCGCCTGTTCCTGAACTCAGGATCAACCGACAGGATTGCCATCATCCAAAACTCGCTGGGAGCCACGCAGAAGGTCGATGTGCGTCAAAGCACATGGGAGGCTGCAAAAGCGGCGTATGACGCAGCAGGAGGCGAAGCTGGGGGCATTCAAGGGTGGAGGCACAACCTATTCTCGGCAGATGCGTCCGAATTTGCCACCGAATCAAGGAAAGCGATCAACGTCAAGATTGCTGACACGAAGTCTGCCATCGACCAATACCAGGGTGCTTACATCACCTCCTTGGAGAGCAGTGACACCCCTCCGGAATACCGGAATGATGATCATCGCAGTGATCAGGCAGAATACGATAAACTCGTCACAACAAGGAACAAGTGTGAGGCATATCTCAACATGCTCGATGCTCAGATACCGGAGACTGAAAAGGCTATCGCCAAAGAAAAAGCCAGGGCTGAAGGCGTGGCTGGACAACTCCCAGGTCTCAAAAAAAGGCAGCAGGAGATCTGCGCTGAGATCAACAAGCTGAGTGCGGACCTCGCTCATAAACGTGAGCACCTACACAAAGCTGAAGAATCAGAGTCCGAAGTTTGCCCAACATGTGGGTCAAAAAAGAAGATCGAAATTGCTGACGATGACTTCATCGAATCGCAGATGGAAATCAGGGAGCTTGAATCCAAGCATGAAGAGTTGGACTCGGAACTCGAAGAGATCATGATGTCCATCGCAAAGGCATCAGTTGAATCAAACCTCGGTGAACTCGAAGCTCGACACGATTCATTGCTCTCTCAAAAGGACGAGCAACTTCTACTCCTTCCGGATTCGTCTGCTATCAATGAACTGGCGCTGAAACTGGACCAGCACGAGGAAGACCATTTCGCCTATAAAACCTTCATGAAGGAGCGCGAAGATGAGAAATCCGTGATTTCATGTCGTGAATCATCGGCAAAAAACCTCCTGGCGTTTGAGGCGGCGAAGAAAGCACTTGATGCCAAACTCGCTCAATCAGCAGCAGACGTCCTTGGTCCAGTCATGGGCACCGCAAATGCAGTCCTGTCGGGCATTCTGCCATTCCCCTTGACGCATCGCGGCTTCGCTCTTGGATATAACACGCCACAGGGCGTTTGGGTTCCCATTGAAGGGTTCTCAGGATCTGAAACAGAGGCTGCACTCATCGGCTTCACAGCAGGTCTTGCGTCACAGGAGAAGTTCAAGGTGGCAATCATGGATGAGGCTGGAATGCTCGATCAGGATACCTTCCAGAAGTTGCTTCAAAACATTGAGGTCATGATCGAGAAAAAGATTCTGGATCAAGTGTTCATCGCTGGGACCGGATTCCAGGTCGAAGAGACTGAACTCACTGGAGTCATCAGACTCTAATCAACAAAAACCAGGGGTCGGGGGAAACCTCGACCCCATTTTCATGTAAAAGCGTCATTCAAAATGAACACACTAAACCCACTGCAAAAGAAGTTCGTCGAATCGGACTCAAGCAAGATCATTCTGTCGGCATGCCCTGGATCAGGCAAGACCCACGCTCTTGCTCACAGGATCAAGCGAGACGTCGAGTTATACGGAGGAGGAGGAATCGTCTGTATCACCTTCACAGAGGCTGGAGCAAAGGCATTCAAAGAACGCCTTCAAGGAATGGGTGTCGAGATCAACTTTGCCGGAACAATGCACTCCTATGCTCTCCAGATTCTCAACCAGCACGGCTATTCACTTGGATACAGAGGAGAGGTCAAGCAAGTGCCCGATGACGAGGTCATTCCAATGATCAAAGAGATCATGACAAATGTCGGTGCTGGAAAGGATTCGCCTAACAAGGTATTCAACATCATAGCTGGAAAACTTGAGTCAGTCACAACCCTACACCGCGCCGTCGCCAAACGAGTCATGTCGACACTTCGAGCAAAAGGTCTCGCCACATTCGACATGATGCTCACTGACATGCTGAGTTTGGCACCACAACTTCCAGCTATCGAAGGACTCTACCTTGATGAGTCACAGGACTTCTCAATAAACGAATGGAGAATCATTGATGAGATCTGGGCTGGTCGTAAAATCATCGTAGGTGACGAGGACCAATGCATCTACGAATGGAGAGGAGCGGACCCAACAACACTGACTTCAATGGAAGGCGACAGAATGGTCCTGACGGAGAACTACAGGTCGACACCACAAATCATCTCCTCGGCAAACAGTGTCATCAAGAACAATGAGAATAGGACAAAGAAGGAGATGATCAGTTCACGCCAGGAGAACGCCAATGATTCGGGCGTAAAATACCTTCACTGTTTCGACACGAGCACCATCTGCCTAACAATCGCCAAAGCCGCAAAAAGCTGCAAGAGCATTGCAGTACTTTGCAGATACAACTCGTCATTCGCTAGGCAGGTAACACCCAATGACCTCAAGAAACATTTCAGGCTAGACCCTGAAGGGATCAACATAACTGCCACGGATGAAGAACCAGATCCAGACTTCCACATCGGCACCATCCACAGTGCCAAAGGTCTTGAGTGGGACACGGTCATCATCATCGACTGGAACCCAAGGATTGTTACAGAGGAAGAACGCAGACTGTTCTACGTCGCCATCACCAGGGCAAAAAACAAAGTCATCGTCATCGGTGAGGAAATGTCAGAACTGGCAAAGGAGGCTGGACTGTAAAAACAGTGTTGACGAGCACACAACCCTGAGCAACACATCAACCACACCCCTGCTGGACCCAGAGGTGATCTCCAAACAACTTTCAGCCCGCCAGTGCCACAATCTCAGGAAAGTGGGGTCCACATTGGCGGGCGAATTATTTATCAAACCAATCTAACAAAATGACACCAACACCACGAACAAATGCAGTAGCAAAGAAACGCGACACATCCGGCCAGAACTCTAGCGTGTATCGTTGGGTTGAAGAAGTCTCCGCAGACTTCGCCCGCCAACTTGAGCGCGAAAATGCTGAGATGTTAGGGGTATTGGAAAGCATCCTGCCGTATATTGAAGGCGACACAAAGGTACCTTGGAAACCCGCTCTTGCAGTGATAACCAAAGCGAAAGGAGTTCAACCATGACACCAACACCAACACCACGAACAGACGCAAACGAAAGTATCACCTGTAAAGAAGGTGATCCTTGCATCGCTCCAGACTTCGCCCGCCAACTTGAACGCGAAAACGCTGAGTTGCTGGAGGCTTTGGAATCAATGGTGGCAGCAAACGGCGGTGTAGCTGTAATGCCGACAATAGAAGCCCGTAACCAAAATGCAGCGTTGATGAAAGCTAAAGCAGCTATCGCTAAAGTGAAAGGAAAACCATGACCTTCATCGACTCCGATTCAGTGTTACTAATCTGCATAACCCTCCTAATCATACTGTTTGATGGAACGCCAGACATCGCAGACGCCATCATCTACACCCTAACCAATGGGAAACTTGTTACCCCATGACCGACACCGAACACCTACAACGAATCAAAGCCAAATGCCAAGAACTCCTAGCTATTGCTGAAAAGCGAACTGCAGGAAGGTGGAAGTGTGGGTCAGATACAGTTTGGGACTGGGATGGTAACGAAAAAGTTGCTGACTGTGACGGTTGGAACCCTGACTTCATCGCAGCCTGCGCGGGTGCCGCCGAAGCGGGCTGGCTCTCGACCATCGCAGCGATTGACGACTGCTTAAACGTGGATTCATCGCTTCCTATTTATATTCAGAATATCACAACTGAAATGATGCTTACCGCTAATGCTCGATTAGTTGCCGCAATCATTGCCGCATGGCCAGAGGAAATTCTATGACACTAACACCACGAACAGACGCAATCTTAGCCGACGACACAGGCGACAGTTCATTGATCCGCAATCTTGCGACACTCGCCCGCACCCTCGAACGCGAGCTTAATGCCGCGAAGGCAAAGAGTGAGCTATGCCAGTGTTCCTTGGCAACCCGACTCGTCGGAGACGGATGCGAGAGATGCAATCCCGAAAAGGCACAGGAGATCAAAGAGCAGAATTACGAGGACAGGATCAGTGATCTTGAGCGCGACATCACTGAACTCAACGAACGACTCATCGACCGCACCCAAGGGATGCTGGCAAAGCAGGTTGAGATGCTAAACGAGATCAGGAGGCTCAATCGAATCCTTGGAATCAAAGATAGGTCAAAACAAAACCCATACGCAGGACTGTAACACATGAGCACACCAACACACCTCTATCGCTACACTGACCATCCATACGGAGAACTGGACGAATTTGAGACCGTTACTTGTGTCAGAGTCGACATTCGCCTCCAAACTTACACGGTCATCAGCGAGACTCCGTGCGGATACCATGTCGAAAGATATGGTGAACGGAAGTGGGTTAGCAAGACCTCGAAGAAGCGTTTAGCGCACCCGACTCGTGACGAAGCGTGGACCTCATTCAAGGCCAGAAAGACTCGTCAGGTCGCCATTCTCAAGATTCAACTAGAACTAGCGCAGAGAGCACTGCAACACACTCAACCAAAAGACCAATGAGCGAGAAGAAAGTATTCCAAGATCAGTCAGAGATGAATGTCATCTTTGTCCATTCATCACTCGATGATGCAGGATTGAGCGTTTATGCGTTCAGGGTGTATTGCCACATTGCAAGGCGTGCCAATCGAACAGGGAGTGCCTTTCCTGGCATCCAAAGCATCGGGACCGTGTGCGGTATCTCAGAGAGTCAGGTGAGGCGTGCAATCAAAGAGCTTGAGGACCGTCATTTCATGGAGGTTAGGAGGACTACAGGAGGCACAAAATCCAACGTCTATTTCCTAACTCCACCGTCATCCTGGAACCCCTGTCTGACAGACACCCCTGTCTCACAGGAACCGGACCCCTGTCTGACAGACACCCCACCCCTGTCTGACAGACACCCAAAGGTAATCCATGAAGGTAATCCAGATAAGGAGATACCAATCTCCGACAAGTCGGAGGATGTAAAGATTGATGAACCAAAGACAAAGATGAATCCAGTTTCTCAAGAACTTCATTCAAGAATTCATTCGTGGTTCAATCGTCGACCATCAACCAAGTGGTCCAAGAAAGAACTCACTGCCCTCAAGATCCTGGCGATGTCCTATGCCGACTGCGACCAGTCAGACCTCAATGAAGATCTCGACATCCTCGAATGGTATTACACAAAAACCCAGTGTGAGTATCTCAGGAGAGAACCAGTGACCCTCATGAACAACTGGCCCGCCGAGATTGACAAAGCAAAAGTTTACCGCGAAGACTAAAGCCATGGACCAAGAACAAATGCAAAAAACATACTGCGAATGCTGCGGAACCCCAAAAGATCTCGGCAATTATGGCGAAATAACAACATGCTTTAATTGCTACGCATCCGGAAGATTAGCTGATTGGATAGAAAAGAATCACTTAGATTCAAAACAAAATTCGGGTCCGAGTTCCGACCCAGATAAATGCAAATGCGTCTCCTGCGAAACTCAAACACTCAGGAAAGTTGGTGATATTCCAATATGCATCGAATGCTATAACACTGGTAGATTCAAAACAAAAACATGGATTGACCTACAAATATCGGCAGCGATATGGCGCAGAGAATCTGCCGGAAAAACCTATAAAGGACTATCAGAATTGTTCAACTGTCAACTCACCCTCGTAAAGAATGCAGCGACGATACAACATCGCATTTCCCAGTGGTCTGAGGAGACATTCCCTAACCAGACCACATCTGCAAAGATCGACCACTTAGCCGATGAGGTTCAGGAAGTCCGCGAGAACCCAAACGATGGAGAAGAGCTTGCTGACTGCGCCATTCTGCTCTTCAATCTCGCAGAGCGTGCAGGAGTCAATCTCATGATGGAAGTCGAAAATAAGTTCGCCAAGAATCGCAAGCGCACCTGGGGAGTTCCAGATGAGCGCGGAGTGGTAAAGCACATCGAATAAAACGTCAGGACCAAAAACCAAAAATGAAACCACAAGCAAATCCATTCGGGAGAACCCGCAACGAAGCAGCATCCGCAGAGGAACTGCTCGCCACAATCAACAAGCCAATGCCTCATGATGAGGGTGCCGAGAAAGGAGTCATCGCATCAATTCTCCAAAGCCAGGACCGGATTGAAACTATCGACTTTGGAACATCTGCCTTCTACGTCGAAGCGCACAGGACCATCTTTGCTGAACTTGTCGAAATGAACGAACTTCGACTTCCGTTCGACGACATGATCCTGATAACGAAGAGACTAAGGGAAAAGAATCTGCTGGACCGAGTCGGTGGACCATCAGCCCTGTCCGAGATCTACACGTTCATTCCGTCACCAGCATACTTCCCGAATTACTGCAAAATTGTCCGCGAGAAGATGCAGCAACGCGCAGGGATACTTGCATGCGCCGAGATCATCAACAGACTCCAGACAGTTCACCCCAACGAGACGTTCGATCCAGTTGAAGCAATGCGTGAATCAGCAACCAGCATTGAGCTTGTGGATCAATCCGAAGACGAGGACGACAAGTCGATGTCATCATTGGTTGGTGAGGTCATCGACGACATCACTGCACGCATGGACAACCCAGGAGCAATCCCAGGAATCCCAACTGGATTCCAGATGATCGACGACAAGACTGGTGGATTCTACGGAGGTCGCCTCTGGATCGTCACAGGTGAATCAAGCGACGGCAAATCAACCCTTTCGAGGCAGTTCATTGAAGCAGTGGTTGACTCACCGACAAAGACGAATCCTGAGGTCTACAACAGAGGAATCATCTACACATGCGAAATGCAGCCAAAGGCAGAGGTCGCTCGAATGATCTCATCAATCGGACGCATCAATTCTCAGGACATGAAGTTCGGAAAGATGAACCGTGCAGACCAGGAGAAGTTTGTGAAAGTCACAAAGAAAATCAGGTCATTCGATCTCCGCATCATCAACATCTCTGGTCGCAAAATCGAGTGGGTCATTCGGGACATTCGTCGTCGCCGCCGAACTCTGGCAAAGGGTCAAAGGATGGTCGTTGTGATCGACTACGTCCAGTTGCTCCAGACCGAAGAAAAGTCAGAGCGCAGGCAGCAGGAGATTGCAAAGATCACATCAAAACTTGCACGAGTCACAAAGACTGAAGACATCGACATCATTCTGCCGTCACAGGTCAACAAAGACGGTGATGCACGCGAAGCCGAGGACATCAAGAACGACTGCGACGTCATGTTGAAGATCGAGAAGATCGAGGACAAGAAAAAGAAAAAGTCAGGCTACGAGAGTTACAAAAAATCATCGAGCAATGATGACGAGGAACAGAGCAGGGAGAGAAACATCTTCTGCGACAAGAACCGTGATGGAGAACCAATGTGGAGCATGAAGGTGGCGCTCATCGGAGCAGAGTATCGCTTCGAGCGAGTTTACGCTTGACCCACAAAACAAAGCACCAGAGAGTAACAAACCCAAAACAAAACCATTTCATGAAACCAATCACTCCAGAGGAAGTCCTCTCAAAAATCATTTCCGGCCTTTTGCGCGAACGCCGATTCTCAGTCGAATCCTCAGAAGGATCTGACGGCAAGTACATTCTGAAGATCACCACGGTGTCCAGGAACCAAGGTCGAATCCTTGGTGGAGGTGCCGCAACCCTGAAGTCAATAAAGTCGCTGATGGCGGCAATTGACCCAGAGATCGAGGTCATCCTGGAAGACCCAGATGAAACCACTCCAATCAATCCAGTAGCAACATCATGCGCCATGGATGCATTGATTCCGTGGCTTGTTCTCGTATTCGGAGGTGCTGCAAATGCAGCCCAAGAGAATAACAAGATCCTCATCGAAGGCGGCGACAGTCTCAAGAAGTCGATCCAGAATGATGCCACCAATGTCTTCTTCAGCATCGGCAGAGCACAGAGTCGATACGCCGAAATCATCTGGGATTGAATCACCAGTCTAACCAATAACCAAATGTCAAAATTAGATTCATCATACGAGCCTGAAATTACACCACTTGAAACAATTGGTGAGTACAGCATCGAATCAGAAGCAAACCCAGGCACATTCTACATGGTTGATCTCTTCGACTATGACGGAGAGGGTTCATGCACCTGTCAAGACTACCTGAACAGGATTAAGCCAATGAGGGATGCGAGCATCAAGCCAGTTAGGCAGCACTGCAAGCACATCCAAAGAGCGTATGTCCATGCAGGCAGAGACTTTGTTAGGGCACTACTCACAAAGATCAAATCCGGATCATTCAAAAGGAGGTAATTCAAGATATGGAAAGGATGTCATCAGAGGAATACCAGAAGCGTTACGGAAGCATTAGACCTGGGTCTGATGTCAGACCCGCATCACCACCACCAATCCGTCTCCCGAAACCATCAGCGGCGAATAAAACCGAAGAGAGATATGGGCATGTGTTGCAGTGTGAATTCAAGGAATCATCTGGATACAGAATTGGTTATGAAGAGATCACGCTGCGATTGAAGGATGGCACAAAATACACACCTGACTGGATCGTCTGGAAGGGTTCTGAGGTTGTCCTGGCAGTCGAGTGCAAAGGCAGTTTCAAACTTGGATCTCAAGGAAGATCTGTGACTGCGTTCAAGCGTGCGATTCACGATTTCCCAGAAATCGAATTCAGGTTTGCCCAGGACTCGAAAGATGGATGGAGAGTAGTTTCCTCAAAAAAGAATTGACCGGACCACGTCTCTGGTCTTTGATAAAAACACTTCAGCAAAAGCTGACCAAACCCAAAAACCCAAACTGACAATGAGCACCACCAAACTACCATTCGGATTCGTCGCGCACGAGTTCGCAGACAAACTTCCACTCATGGAAGGCAACGCACGCAAGGTCACGCTTGATAGCATCCAGCGTGATGGCATCAAAAAACCCGTCGTCCTCTACAGGGGCAAGGTTGCTGATGGACGCAATCGTCTCATCCTTGGCAACGAGGCTGGAATCAACAAGGAGAGCATTCCTTTCCGCGAATTCGGTTCTGACCCATCTGATGGCGATGACCTCCTCGCATTCGTGCTGCGCGAAAACCTCGCCCGCCGCAATCTAACTGAGGGTCACCTCGGTTTGCTCGCCGCCAGCATCACCAAGGAAATCGTCGCTAAGCTGAAGGCGAACGTCTCTGAAGAGGCGAAGCCAGACAAAGGCAATGGCAATGGCACCACCATCCCAGAGACCCCACAGAAGCGTGCCTCTCATGCAGCACGGGAAGAGGCGGCAAAGGTCACTGGAACCTCTGTCGACAACGTCAAGAAAAGCCAACTCATCGCCCAGTACCCTGAACTCGCCGCCAAAGTCGAGAGTAAGGAGATCTCGCTCAATGCGGCATACGAAGAGGCTCGTCGCATCCGTGATGCCGACAAAGCAGGAAAGGATGCATCGAAGCGCAAAGCCGAACGCGCTGAAGCCTTGGTGTCTATCGCCAAGGATCTTGGTGAGGACTCTGGAATCCTCACTGCGATCAAGCGTGGTTCCATTCTGGCTGGTCCGGAGAAGCACAAAGAGTTGCTGATGTTCACCGAGCTTCCCAAAGCCGAGAAGATCAAACTCGCGCCTCTCATCATCCAGAAGATGTCCATCAAAGATGCCATCCGGATCTCTTCGTCCGAACCGTCCGCCGACAGCACAATCACTGACGCAATCAACTTCGCTATCGTCAATGGTGTCGGTGCCAAGAAGGCGACCTATGAGTTCAAGATTGGCAAAGGCGAGTCCTCCTGGTCGATCACAATCACCCCAGGCAAGGAGACCGTCTCCAAGCTCAAGAAGTGAAGAATTCAGCCTCGGCTCCGTCACTGCAACGACGGGCACTCAGGAGAATGAGCAACCTGCCCTGTAAGTGGAGGCTCAATTGGGCATAGTTTAGTGCAAAACACAGGCGTTAGCCTGAGACGTTGTTTCGGAGACAACTGCCCATCCAATTTCCTCAAACCAAATACCAAAAACATGCCAGACTGGAGTCCAGATTTCAAACTATCGCCGCACCAAACGACTGCCGTAGCCAACACCATCAAGGCATGGACAGGCAAGCTGGAGTCTGGATCAGGAGTGATGAAGAAGGTGATGATTGTCGCATGCACCGCATTCGGAAAAACAATCGTGTGTTGCCGCCTGATGTGGAGAGCACAGAGCGCCGGATACAAGTGCCTCTTCATCGTTGACCGAGACGAACTGGTCACGCAGACACAGAAGAAGTTATACGCAGCAACAGGCATCGTTGCAGACATCGAAAAGGCGTCAGACAGAGCATCCCTTGAGGCTGAGGTGGTCATTGCATCGGTCCAGTCACTGCAAGATCCAGACAGGCTATCCAGGTTCCCAGCAGACCACTTCAAAATTGTGATTGCTGATGAAGCTCACGTTTCACTCGCGGCAGGCTGGCAGAGGGTGCTGAAGAGGTTTGATTCAGCCAATATGGTTGGAGTCACAGCAACGCCAGCACGAGGCGACAGGCGTGACCTGATGAAGTTCTGGAATGGCATAGCATACGAGATGAACCTGTTCGACGGCATTAAGGCTGGACTCGTGACTCCTATCAGCGTGCATCAGGTAGAGATCGACATCGACTTGGAGAAGATCGAGACGGACTGCGAGGAGCAGGTTGAACTCTCAATCGCCATGCAACCACTCTGGGACAAGATCATTGACGAATGGGCAGCGACTGCAAAAGACAGGAAGACCCTATGGTTCCACACGACCATTGAGGCATCCAAGAAATTCAGCGAACGCCTGATTGAGCGTGGATACTCATCACGGCACGTCAGTGGCGTCAGTAAGGACCGGACAGAGGTCATTGAGGAGTTTGCCAGGAACAAGTTCCAAAACCTCAACAACGCAGTCCTATTGACCACTGGATACGATGACCCAGAGATCTCCTGTGTTGTCATTCTTCGAGCAATCAAATCAAAGGTCCAGTATCAGCAATCAGTCGGCAGAGGCACTCGTCTATTCTGCGGCAAGGGATGCCGTGATTACAACGCCTGCCAGTGTGCCGACAAAAAGAAAGACCTACTTCTGCTCGATGTGTTTGGCTCGTTCCCAGAACTGAGCGTCATGACCCCAGCGGACCTATGCTCAGACTCGCCGGATCAGGTCAAGGCAGTCAAGCGTGCCCTACTCCAGAAGCAAGGTGTGCTAGACCTGAATGACATCGCCATTATTGCAGCCACCGAACGCGAGCAAGCACTCATCAGAGACCTGCAAAAAGCCAGAAAGTATGGGCGCAAGAAAGTGTATGACGTCAAATACATCGCCGCCATGTATGCAGATCACGCTCTGGTTGATTACGATCCAGAATCGCATGGGTCATGGGCATCTCTTGAGGTCATGCCTGAGCAAAAAGAATTCCTGGTAGCCAGAGGCGTTGATCCAACAACAGTGACAACCAGGGGTCACGCACAACAGGTCATCAATCTCATCAGCAGAGCATACAGGAATGGACTGCCATCAATCCTGCAACTTGGAAGACTCAAGGATCTTGGAATCGAAACCCAAGGTCTAACAAGAAACAACGCAACCCAAATAATAAATGAGCACGCAAAGTATCCAAACAGAATCAAGCATAGTCGCGTTTGACTTATTCGGTCACATCCCGAAGCGTAAACCAAAACTGCCAAAGGTTTCCGGATGCGCGGCAGATCTTCAAGACGAGTCCTCCAGGAGAAAATTCTTGGAAAGAGTGAGTCGAATCCATGAGGTTGAGCAACTCAGGGTTGCGGTTGATGGGAAGAGAAAATCAATCAAAGAGATGGTGGCGAAAATGAGGAGCGAAAAGTCGACCATCAAAGGAAGATCCAAAGCAGCAGTTGCTCAACGCCAACAAATCAAGCAAGCCATTGAGGCACTCAGAAAAGAAGTTTGACAAAAACCATCCGTCCAATATCGTCAAGCCCACACATCACCAAACTCATGAACCTACTCCGAAACATCCTCAGCAAACTGTCCGCAATCTTCCTTGGCCGAATCCATCAGCCAAGTGCATCGACGGACAAAATCAAGGGTCTCCTTGATCATCAAAGCGAAGCCCTGAAGCGTGCCCTCACTGGCATTGGTCGTCGCAACGATGACATCACCATCCGGTCTCTCTGCCGCACCACCAATCAACGCAAACGCCGCAACCTGATGCGTTGGGCGCGAGCAAATGGATCTGCATGAACCAGACCGAACGAAGACTTGATCGCAAAGCAAAAGGACTTTGCACGAGATGCCCCAACCAATCAGAGGTCGGGGCATCTCTCTGTTATGCATGCGGTCTGTCTGCAAGACTGACATCGAGGCTACGGTGTGGCGCATCAAGGAAGGTCACCAATGGGCCAGGAAGGAAGCTGAAATATGTCACCAAAGAAACCGAAACGAGCGACACCTAAAAAGCGTCAGAACGTAGTTCTCAACAAAGTAGAAGACCCATTGGCACTTGCCACCATGGCAGACTTCACATTTTGTTTCCATCTGGCGATGAATGACTCGCAGGTCAATGCATACATAAAGGCGTATGACGTTGAGAGATCCACAGCAGAGGCACATGCCTTCAAGAAGGCGAATCAACCGTGGGTAATAAAGGCAACGAACGACTTGCGAATAAAGTTCTCAAAAGAGAGGATCGAATCTGCGGCATTGAGCCGAGAGGAGATCCTGGGAGTCTGCGCTAGAGCAGTGAGGACACCGATCATCGAGATCGACGAGTATGACCCACTGTGCATTGAATACAAAACAGAGACAACACCATTCGGCACAGTTAAGAAGACTACAAAGAAGATGAGTCCACTTGAAGCCATGAAGATCTCATCACAGATCCAAGGGTTCGACAAGGAGTCTCAGTCTAGTGCTTCAACCTCAATCGAGGTGCTTCTTCAGAAGATAATCATTCAAGGCATACCTCAGGAAATAACAGAGCGAGACGTCACACCCACAAAATAAAGATGGAAAATCAAATTGAATCACTGGTGGTTATACTAATAGCGTGTGGAGTTTACTCGCTACGAATCATGCACATCAAGTGGCGCATGAAAAACATGGAATTGCTCCTGAGAACGGCACGGAAAATAACGTCATCGAGCAGCATGCACGAGTCCGCATCGACCAGGAATTTGAAAAAGCGGTTCAATGTTGTTTATGATGAAATCATCGGGTCGGAACTCGGACCCGAAAAAGGAGAGGCATGACAACAGACGAGATAGACCTGTCTCAGATGAGTTCTCCACTCTGGAGAATCAGGAACATCTACACGATCAGAGACAGGGAAGGTAAACCGTTAAAGTTCACACCGACCCCTGAACAGGAGGAGGTGCTCAGGCAGGTTTATATCCTGAAGAGAAAGAAGATCTTCATTCCAAAGGCCAGGCAGTTGGGCATGAGCACGCTCGTCTCAATCATGATTCTCGATTCGATCCTCTTTGGATCTGGCGTTCAGATTTCAATCTCAGACTTTGTTAGCGGAAACGCCAAAAAGAAACTTGAGGAAAAAATCATCTACGCATTCCAGAGGTTGCCGAAAGAGTGGAAGGATGGGTGGGAGATTGTTGTCAACAACAGGCAGACCGGAGAGTTCAGGGTAAAGCGCAAGGGTGCCGACAAAGAGCATGAATCTGCCGTGTATGCAGGAGATGCAATCCGTGGCGGAACCAACCAGATGATTCACCTCTCAGAACTCGGAGAGACGCAGATCAGAGCGCCAGAGCGTGCCAGAGAAACAATCGAGGGTGGTCTTCCATCCGCCGAAAATGCCATCATCATCATCGAGACAACGTGGCATGGAGGAAAGCAGGGTCAGCTATACAGGATCATCAAGGATGCCCTGGAGACACCTGACGACATGAAGGACATCAACAAGGACTTCTTTGTGATCTTCTTCTCGTGGGACTCCGAACCCAGCTACACACACAACGGAGATCCAGCGCAAATCCTCCCAGAGATCCACGACTACTTCAGCAAACTGTCCGCAAAGAACGGCAAGACATACACGCCAGGACAACGACTCTGGTATCAGAGAGAGAAGGCGAAATTTGGTGAGAAGATCTACTCCATCTACCCGTCCGAACTCGACGAGATCTTCCTGTCTCCCGTTGAAGGAGCAATCTTCGCCAGAGAGGTCGACAAAGCCAGGACTGAAGGTCGCGTTTCATCATTCACCCATGATCCAACAAGACCAGTCCACACACTCTGGGACATAGGCGCAGCAGAGAACACCATCGTTTGGTATTTCCAGATCATTGGCGGAAGATATAGATTCATCGACATCGACGTCGTGAAGAACAAGAAGGATGAAATCAGCGGCATCGACCTGACGTTCCCAGAGCGTGTCAGGCACATGAATGGCAAGCCGTACAAGTTTGGATACCACTACCTGCCTCATGATGGGCGCAACAAAACAGATCTCAGAAACAAAACAACGGCACAGGAAGATCTGATCAAACTTGGGCTCAACGGTTCAGTCATTGTGGTCCCAAGGATCACGCAAAAGTGGTTATCCATCGACAAGACGAAGCAGATCTTCACTCTCATGGACTTTGACGCAGGTCGATGCGCTCCAGCACTCGATGCCCTGGCGATGTATCGCCGCAGACAAGACCCCTTTGACGACTCGAAATTCACCAACGAGATCGAGCATGACTGGACATCACACATCGCTGATTCACTCATGCAGTTAGCAACAGCACTCATTTACAATTACCTCGGAGAGGAAGGAAACGAAGCCATGACAAACCTATTGTTAGACCCAGACCGCTTGAAGGAGATGTCCCACGAATCCGTCAACAAGCGACCATCAATCGGCATGATCACAAAGAATGGAGGTCGTGTCATGTTCGTGAAGGACGAAAAGAATCCATGGCTCAAAAAGTGGGAAGATCCAGCACATGGCAGATCATATCTCACGGTCATCAATGACGGCATCGTCCAGACTTGGCGTGCAGCATACACGGACCTGGATGGCAAAGACAAACCAATGCTTCTTGTTGCGAGCATCATTCCACAGAAGCGATACGACGAAGACGTCCTGGCTGAATGGGCTTCGATGATGTCGAAACTCTACGGTGACTGCATTGTGGTCCCAACCATCGGCACCAGGGATGGAATCATCACACGCCTATACGAGATGGAATGCCACATCTTCCGACGTGACGTGTCAGACGCTCAGAAACCAGTCGGTAGATCCAGACCACTCAAGAAACCAGGATTCGATCTCACTGAACCGCTCAGAATTGCCGCCATGGATGAGTTGGTTAGGATGGTCCGAGATAAGAAGATCGAGTTCTTGGACTCAGACATCTTCGCTCAGGCGTTGACATACACAGTGTCACCTGACGGAATACCAGCACCTGAGCCTGGACACTCAGGTTCCCAGATCGAGACGGCAGGCATTGCTTGCTTAACGATCAATGTGGCTTCGGAGTTCGGGAGATAAAAACAGTTGCGCCACGAATTATGTGACAGAGTGTTTCTGGGTAATCTAGCAACACACTTCACACCATTATGAATACTTGGGCATCAACAGGAGGATCGGGCGTTCAATATGTAATGCCTGACGGACGTAATGTGGACGCATACTCGCCAGAGGGGCAGGCAGTCACCAAAAAAACCAGGGATGACTATGTCGCACTGAAGACCAACGAGCAAACTGATCAACTCGGCCTTGAAAAGACCAAAGCACTCATTGCCCTCAAGGACCAGAAGACCGCGAGCAATACCGCCCTATCAGCAGCACGGGTCGAGTCCGCCAGGCGGCAAGGTGGTGGAGTTCGAGGAATGAATCGCCGAGTGCATCGCCAGAAGGGCGGGTCCGCATTCTCCAGCATTGGACTGCTGGACAACGCCAATACTGCATCCGCAACAAGGGATGTTTCAGGATACTTCGACCAAGCAGCACAGGTCGCGAAGAACCGTGTGAAGAGAGAGGTTGGGATGGTCGCATAACCAGCAACATTATGGCTGAACCATTAAACGAAGACCCCTTCAAGGATGCACCGTCATCCTATGACCCATTCGATAATGCTGGTAAAAAGATCATGACCAGCATGACCGTCAGAGAGAACCATTCCTATCGCCAGAAACGAGCAAAGCTGAAAAGGCGTAAAAAGTCAGCACTCGGAAGCATCCAGGAGGAAAAGAAAATTCAAGGTGATGTAGTCGTCAACAGAATTGGACGAGATCAGGATGGAAAAATCGTCAGAATTGAAAACGAAGATGGCACCGTGAGATACGGACCTCTTGAAGAGAGAAGAAACAAATGAAAGCATTCATCACACGCCTTGCGGTCCTCCGCATCAGATCAATCGTACGCAAGCAAATGCAAGACCATGGATGGGTCCAGGTTCCTGGAGATACAGCACTCTGGGAAACTCCATCAATCATCGGCGGCAATGCAATGTCCAAGCAGCAGATCCACGAGTCTGTTGCCGCTGCCGCAATGGTTAAGGACGCAATCTGTAACCTCTACTCAAAAGCATGATCTCCGCATTCTCCGCCATCACACAAGCCCAGGCTGGACGCAAGCAGCAGGCATCACCCATGGACCAGCAACAGGACTCCGGAGGTGGTGGCGGCATGCCCGATCTTGAATACGCACCCCGCGAACGCAAGCCACGAGTGAAGCGTGAAGGAACCATGCGATCCAGGGCAGCAGCAGGCCAGGACACGCTCTACAAGAAAACCTTTAAACTGTAACACCATGGGCGCATTCCAAGCAATCAGAGACGCTGAAGCAGTGAAGAATGAACAGCACTTCGCTGAAGCTAAGGCGGAACCTGGTGATGCATCCATCGACTACAGGACACCACTCGACTCAATCAGTAACTCATACAAGACTGGAAAATACAGCGGAGGAGAAGACCGTCCAACCCACAACTGGAGAGGCAGAAAGATCATCAAGGGATTCACTACATCACAAAGGATCAAGGGTGATCAGGATCGACAGGATGAACGTGACATTTTCTTCGAGCAAGCCTCATGGAGACGACTTTACCACACCCAGACATCAGACAAAAAAGCAGCAGATCAATTGAAGAGATCCTATGATCGCCACGAGTCCAGAGGAAATAACCGTCGAGCAAGAATCAAAGCAGAAGAAGATGCCCTCAAAGCTCAAAAGTAAAACCACCACCACACCACCATGCCATCACCATTCAAATCAGCAAAGAACACGAATCCTCACAAGAAGGGTTCTCTAAATCACGACCTCTGGGAAACAGAGCGTGATATTCAACGAGCAGAAAAAGGCATCCCTGGTGAGGCTTCACTCGACGAGATGAAGCAGGCTAGGAAGCGGATCAAGGATGAGATAAACGCCAACGACATTGAGGAAGGAAAAGCTCAAGTCGAGGAAATGATGGGCGAGTCAAAGTTCATGCACAAGCGCAGCAAGATGCGTAAATACGCCCCAGTCAAAAAGACGGTGCCAATTCAAGCCTAACAATCAATGAACCAAAAACCAAAGCCACGGAAACCGATCCACTGCTGCTTGAAATGCGGCACCAGATTCAGGACTCCAGGACTCCTGCAATCTCACGACTGGGAGATGCACAAACCACGTCACTTTATTTCAGCGACTCCAGTCCATGAA